GCTATCGCCACTCCCTTCTTTATCTTGAGATACTGCAACGATGCCTTATATGCTTCATAAGTAATCTCCTTGATGCTGAACGCACCGAAGCCCTTGAGCATCTCCCCGACCATGTCTTTGTCCCCATCCGCCATCTCAAGCAGTTGTGCGAACGCAACTTTCGGCTCAAACGCATGTTCCGGGATGATCTCGTACATCCGTGGGTTTTGAGGCTCTTCCTGACGTTCGACTTTCGGCGGTTCTGGGGCCTTTCCAATCTTTACGGTCGGAGGATTTCCGGCAGTCACGGTGGCTTGCACATACCTCGGGGAACTGGCTTCGGGTGACTCGCTGTCAGGGTCAACCATGTCTTCCGTCGGTATGCAAAGGACTTGGAGCAAAGCGTATTTGTGGCCAATCGCCATAGCTTTGTTGGCCGCCTTGTCACCAGAATCCATGCCTTCACCAATCACCCTCGCATCTACGAACGTCCCGTCCGATGCATAGAACCGATATTTGATTGTCAAGATTCTGTAAATCAGGTTTCCACCGTTTTTTGTGGTTCGCTCCTCTGTCCTCTCTTCCTCGACGTACGGTACTGAGAACACCCCGTGCTTTGCGAGAATAGGGTGGACTGCGTTGTACACATCATCGATCCCACGGAACTTGAATCCCTGTTGTCTGTTGTCCTTGTCCTTCTTGATGGCCTCGACCTCAGCCATCACTGCCGATATGGCTTGATAAATATTCATGCCTGGTTCTCCTTCTTGGCCTCGAGTTCAGCCATGTATTTCTTGTAGAACGGACAAAATTCCTTTGCACTGCACCAGTCGATGCATTTGGTCGGAACCCCGGGACGGTACTCGATGTAGTGATCCTTGCCCATGCCCTCAAGCACGAATTCGGCCTCTTCGTTGCTCCAGCACCGTTGCACTGCAGTCTTTCGACCCTTTTTCATGATTGCCCAATGCTCGTCACGTTGCCACCTGTCCTCGGGAGAACAAGGAGGCAATTGGTCATCGGGAGTGTCTTTGTATTCAAGCACCGCTTCGATTTTCTTCATCCACCTGTCGAGGATGTCCGCTTCCTCTTCCATCCCGAACACCTCGGGATACTTGTGAGGCACTTCGAATATCGAACGGTCGGGATACTCGGACTTCTGACGGCTCTGGTATTTCGAGTGTCCCATCGTGATGATGATGTTGCTTGCACTTCGTACCTCGAGACCGTTCTTGCCCATGATGTACCAGTAGTCACGAAGCTGTTGCTTGTATTCTTGAAAGCCATCCTGTGCCTTGAAAGGAATAGCCGTGGCAGAAGGGTTTTTCAGGTCGTACAGGTGCTTCGCAGTAATGTCGTAGATGTCGAACTTTCCAGTGACATACACCGTGCCGTACCCTGCGACCTCCAACGGCAGGTACATTCTTTGCTCGGTGAGGTAGGTGTGTTTGAGCCTGTCCTTATGCTCTGCTATGAGACGCTCGACCATCGCATGCACTGAATTTCCAGCGACAATCGAACCCATGTCCGCAATGTCTATCTCGATGCTGTTCGCATGCCTTGCGGTTAAAATGATCTCGGTCGCTCCCTTTTGCAGGGTGGTGACTGAGAAGTGAGTCCAGTCGAACTCTGGATAATCATCGATGCCCAGCAGTTCCATGAACTCGGGCAATCCAGTTTCATTGATTGGTTTCATTAATCCACTCCTTGACGATTAGTCACTCGAGGGGATATCATTGACCCTGACAGGGCTTGATACCCCCTGTTTGCTTAGTTGGTCACGGCAGGTGTTATGCCGTGGCCTTTTCTTCTTCAGAGTCGGCTTCTCGTTCATTGGACTTGTCTTCGAGAGCCTTGAGTTTTTCCTTCAGCTCACCGGTTGCTTCGGTCTCAGACAGCCACCACTTGCGGTACATTTCAGAAGACTTGTTCGCCTCGGCAAGCTTCTCACGAAGCTCTGCGATTTCCTTGTCTTTCGCCTCCGCCTGATTCCTGAAGTAACTCTCTGCTTCCTGAGCCTTCTCGAGTTCCCAACGCAGATTGTCGGTCGCCTCGAAGTGTTCCTTCTCGAGCTTGTGCTTCTCGTCGATGCCTTCCATCATCATCAAGCTCATATGCTCGATAAGAGTCGTCATCGCCGTAGTGAACAAATCCTTGCTTCCAATGTCTGACATATCCAGACCCCCTTGTGTGCCGTATCCTCGGCAGTATTTTTTTACCGTCAACGACGGTTATTTATAATTCTCCCAATGTTTTGAGACGTTTGTATTCTTCACGTCTCTGTTCGAGTGGGATTTGTTGCCACCTGAAAAACTCGTCCACCGTCCACTTGTAAGTTCGCCCATTATTACCCTTTCCGAACCCGGGCATCAGGTATCTTCGTGATGCTATGATGGTGTTAGGACTTGTTCCGTAAATGTTTGCAATAACATTGGTAGTAATTATTTTTTCTTCTGCTAACTTGTTATAGAATCCTTTCAGTTCTTCCAATCTCTTGTACGCTTCCGCATCGATAGCAACGAAACTTACCTCGTTCATTAACACTCCTCCACATTCGTTTAGTTGTTTCAATGACGCATGTCATATTTCAATCAAATATTACAATATGAATGTCGTTTTAGCAATATGCATGTCATGAGAAATATCGTATACTAATTGTGGAGTGCAAATATGTATTCCTGCAAAGGAATTAGTGGAGGCGAGGGTATGTTGGATTTCTGGAAACGTATAAAATTTCTCATGGAAGCCCAGAAGCTCACCCATGCAAACGTGGAGGAAGCGATAGGAGCCTCGCCCTCTCAGATGTCCGCTTGGATCAACAACGACAGGCTGCCGAGAGTGGACTATGCACACAAGCTTGCCAAATACTTTCATGTGTCACTCGAATGGCTTGTGACCGGAGAGGACGAGAAGGCTGTGCCAGTCGAACACCTCAGGCTTCTGAGGAACAAGACCTTGCTCGATGTCATGGCTAGGATCGAGAAGGCGAACATGAGGCAGACCAACGCACTTGTTGCGATATTGGATGCTTTCGAGCTTTGAACGCATACCAACAATTTTGAAATAGGCCTATTCAATCTCTTTAAAGGGTAGGTTGTTTATATATCTCAGACTCTTTTTTTAGAGAGTCTGGATATATAAACTTATCAATAAGAGACTCTTATATAAGCCAACCAAAACATCTTTAATAGAGACTCTTCTTTAATAGGCTTCTCTTTAATATTATCTTATATATTTAATATAGGGTGAGCTGTCATGAAAAATGACACTTTTAATATGCTGTAATAACAAAGGTTGTGGATAACTTGTGGATAACTCACCCAATCTTTTTGATTGAACGATTCGTTGATTTGGTAATTCCTTTTAAGACAATTGTTTTCAACGTTATGTTCAACGATTCGTTAAACCTTTTCCAGTCGTCTTCCGCATATCGGGCAGAAGTTGATTGGTATGCTCACATTGTCGAAGAACGGGTCATACGATTCTTCGTTCCCGATTTCGATCGATGCAAGCTCAATCGTGTTGCCGTCGACATACGTCATGCACTTGAACTTTCCAAGTTGGTGTTCCGAAAGCACTCGTTCCGGCATCGCTACTCCGTCCTTTTCGATAGCATTGCAGAATTTACACATGGTATTTCTCCTTATACGAACAGTTCTGCCTGTTTGATTTCCTTTTGTTCTATGTCGGGGATGGCATCCTTCTTTGTGTACAATACGTTGTACATCACGAGAAGCCTGAGCTTCCCACCGTATTCGGGGTATCCGAAGAAGGTCTCCTCACCCACCGATACAATCTGTGCGTCTGCTCCGTATTCCCTTTTCACCATGCTGACAAATTGGTCTGCCTCGCTCAACTCCTCTCTGGTCAAAGCCCCCTTCTCACGATTGATGATGTACGAAGCCAAGTGGCTGTACCCAGATACGCAGTCATAGCTCAATCCATTTTCTTCCATCATGCCCCCCTGTATGATTCTTCAACGCCTGCGATGATTGTTTCCCTGACGTTGTCATCGAAGATTTCGGTCACATCGAGCTTCTTGTCACCCAAGTATAGGTAGATGTGGTAATCCTCGATTCCGCTTCCACTCGGTGGTTCGTAGAAGTCCCCCCGATATCCGTCCACCCAAGAAAAAGAAACCGTCAGTGGCAATGTCTGACGGTTCCCAAGTTCAAGGTCATAATCCATTACCATAGCATCACCCCCTATTTTTCAAACCTATCGTTTACGAACTCTACAATCTTGTCACCGAAGTGCTTTTCGATTGCACTTCTTCGGTACATTTCCTTTTCCCAACTGTGGTAATTGTATGGCTCGTCACCCTTGAGCCTCACTACCCAACGCCTCTTGCATTTTGCCTTGAGCGTCCTGTTCTCCTCGTACTCGTTCGCAAGATCGGTCACGACTATGTCCCAAGTAGGGTGGTAGTCGCCGTATTCGCTCTTTATCAAAGGCAGGCTCTTGCAATACTTGTCGAAGTCATGCTCCTCATGCTCGTTGAACCAGTCCCAACGGCAGAAGCTACCGTCCGCCGGGTCTACCACGTACGCAATCCGTTTGTTGCCCCTGTAGAGCGTACAGGCGAACCCGAGTCCGTCCTCGCCCCTGAATGTCTTGACGTTTTTGACCGAATAAATATTCTCCATATCTAGTACCTCCACTCCCATTGCGTCCAGAAGCATTCCGAACCGCTGGCTTCGTGTTCCGCATTACGCTCCTCGTCGCTCATCTCGACAGCTCGTTTGACCTCTTCGGGATCATTCTCGTCCAGCCCTGCGTATAGTGCGAGAAATTGCTCGTGTGTATAGTGTTTGTGCAGACATTCGTCTGAGCAGTAGTACTCGCATCCTGCCCCAATCATGTAGCCGTCGTCGAACGGAGTCCCACACTCCGAGCATATGCGGATATTGTCGTAGTGGTCTTTCGTGGGGTCTTCCAATCCCTTCGATATGCGGTTCTGGATGTTTTCATCCAAATCCCCGAGTAGCTTGCCGAGCGATGGCACAAGTTTTATCAATTCTTTGTTGTCCAGCCTGAAGTTGTAAAACTCCTCATGCACGATGTCCAGTATGAGCGTCCTTATGAAGACATCCCTGCGTTCAGGGTCGTCCTTGAAATAGTCTAATGCGTTCATGTTTTTCTCCTAAAAAATGGGAGCCTTGCGACTCCCTTGGTTCTTGATATCCCCTCTTTGCTTAGTAAAAACGTCTGGTCGCCCCTATGCGACCTTCCTTAATCATCCTGATGAAATATTCATCATGCACCATCATACGAGTACCCCCCTTGTTTTTAATATTTCGACTGCATCCTGCAATTCACACTCAATCGATCCGTCCTCTGGATACAACGCCCTTTCGTGCAAGAGCATTCCAACGTGACCAAATAGTTTTTTTGTATTCCAGTATTTGTTGCAATTCATACCGAAACCTCCAGTCCATCGATTTCCCTCATGCCCCTGAGCCAGTCCCACACGGGCTGGTAGAGGGCGTGACCCAGCAGTTGCCCTATGTGGTAGACCCAACCGCTTTTGATGTCCTCATCGGTAATAGCTTTCGGTTCGACAGCCACCTGACCGTCAGACCACCCGACACGCTTCATGAAGATGTGAGTAGTGTCAATCTTCCCGATGGCAAGCTTTTCTCTGTACTTGCCTTCCCTTACCGTGACCACAGCTCTTTTTAAAATGTCATCCATAATGACTCCTTTTGCCCCTATTTTTGGGCGATTATTTATTACAGGCAAACTGCCTGACATTGACAAAAAGGTTGGTATGTCATACCCTAATTATGGTTGGTACAACAAACCCGAGGAGTGAGATATGCCTTATAAAGACACTAAGTTAGATACAGAATGGCGAAAGCAAAACGTCCGACGCATCTGCTTGAATTTCATGAGAAATAGTGAAGGCGATGTAATCGAATGGATTGAAAAACAGCCTTCTATGCAAGGTGCGATAAAAGACCTCATACTTGCAGAGATTGCAAGAGAAACCCAGACAGCGGACTCGAACCGCTGACGAGCCTGTGTACTCTTCTGGGTGTGCGTGGGATCATTTATTTCAGCAGGTCGATAACAGCGTTGGCCTTTGCGATTTCTGCGTTGCGTTCAAGCAATTTGGTCAAAGCCCAAAGCTCGTCGAAGCCCTTGCAGTTTGCAAGCACAAGATTGATTCGAGATACAGCTTCCTTGCCACAGGTCTTCGCCCAAGAGTCTACACGTTCGTTGTATGAGAGTTCATCGTCTGAAAGTGATTTCTTCGACTTCGGGTTCTCCTCATACTTTGCGTCTGTGGCTTTCGAGCGAACGCTTATGTTATGGTCTTTTCCCTCGACCAAGATGACCTTGACATCACGAGGCATGCCCGAATCAACGCTGATGTACTTGAGGGTAACTTCATCGGCAGTAACAACATAGTGAGTAGAAAGACGAACCTTCCACGCAAGAGCCATGCGGAGTTTTTCGTTCGCCTGAGCAAGCTCCTGCTCGAACTTGGACATTTCGGCCTGCTTCGCCTGCAACTCTTTGCCGGTCTTCACGTTAGCGGTAGCGGTGGTGTTGTTGGTGGTGTTTTTGGAATTAGCCATGATGGACTCCTATTGCCAACTAATTTGTTGGCGTTAATAATTTTATGCTTCCATACGGAAGCTATGCCATGCTGAGGACTTGCACCTCATACAGCGTGCTAGACTGTAATTCTTGTCACTACATGACAATAATTCTTTTCAAATTATAAATTTGCTGACCGCTCGATAGGATGCGGTTGACATGACAGCGGATTTCTCCTCTATAGGCAAAACCATATTAAATATGGATTTACCGACTGTCACACCGTGGGTCTTAGACCTTGTCTGCCCCAGTCCTTTATTCCGATATCGTGCCTAACTCTTGCACAAGCAATTACTTGTGGTGTGTGTCCGCTTCCGAATATCGGCATTCATTCGTGTATCCATCCCCAGTTCTCCGTCCCCGAAGGGACTCGCCAAGGTTGAATTCCTTATACTGTCAAAAATCGCACCTGCTCTTCACAGGAGTGGTAGAAGCCTGTACCTCCCACATCGCCACAGGGGTCTTACCTGCAAGCTAGGGTTTCATATCCACACCTTCCCGAAGGTCAGTGTGTCGGGCTTTTTATGTTGTGGTGCAGTCTGGAGAGTTGCAGGAGCAACCCTGACCGCAACCGGGAATCCGGTGGGGGTGGGTTGGTGGTATCCAACCGTACATCCAGTATAAGGGTTGAACTGACAAACCGTCAATACATAAAATGAGAAATTTTAAAGAATTTTATATGTAGTTATATTATAACGTTTTATTAAGTAGTTTTGCAGCGATTTGGATAAAAAGATGTATCAACTGCGGTGTGACCCGGCAATCACAAACTGCGGTGTATCAATGCCAATGGAAGCAACAAACAGGTATCAAAAGAACACAAGGAAGGCATGCATACAATCTGTATATCCATGCAGTACTGACGCTTTAATAATAAAGTCAGCGGACGGTGCAATCCACGTACTCATATCCTCTTATTCCAATACACACTAGAGCATCAGACAACACAGCTAACCAATAACACACCCAACTCATGCTTCTCATGTCCATCTGCAAGCACAGCAAAGAGTTAGACTCAATTATGCAGTAGCTGACATCCTCATAAGGTACTACTCTTCAATCTCTCGACACTCGTACACACGGTATAATCCTGCATATTTATACAGAAATGATCCCTATATTATTCAATATTTATGCAGTGGGTCACAGTTTTTCCCGGGGTTAGACCGAAAAGTATGCATATCTATGCAAAAAGGTAGGGGTGGGGGGGTCAAAAAGGCAGGGGGGTGGGGCGACGATGCAAAGTGCGGGCCGGGGAGAGAAGTATCTCTGATACCGTACATTGTCTAAAAGTTTTCAGAATAATTACCAATGATAAATGTTTAATGGATATATTGTTGACCGAGCGAAATAATCGGTTATGATAAGAATATAAAGGCGGAGATTGTGAGAAAGATATTTTTGTTTATTTTAGTCTTGGTTGTATTGATTGGTGTTATAGCAGCAGAAAAGCAAACAGATCTGCAGATGGAAAAGTTATTCGGGAAAGTGAAATCAGTAACCAGAACATGTTATGATGCAAAAGAATGGTTTGGCGAGTGGATACAAGGAGATGTTCGCAGGATAGACATTGATGTATACAACACTGAAGGTTATAAAACTGAAAGTAAAAGTAAAGAGTACATTCAAGAGAGTGATATTTGGCCTCGTGTCGTACTTGAAGTTCCTATTGAAACTGAAAGTGGAAGTATAGTGTACATTCCAGAGAGTGATATTTGGAATCATATCTTATACATTTATATCACCAAAGATAACATCACGGAAATAACTAGCTATAATGCTGATGGAACGTTTAATTATAAATCTCAGTACACTTATGACGAGAATGACAATTTGATTGAGGAATCCACTTACCTTACTGAGGAAACACTTTTTAGTAAGTCAATATACGTCTATGATGAGATGGGCAATAGAACTGAAAACAACTACTACAGTGGAGATGGGTCGATTGCTTCAAAATATTTTTATTTCTATGATAATAAAGGTAATAAAGTCGAAGAGCTAATCTATCATTCCGAAGGAATACTCAAATATAGGATGTTGTATACCTATGATGACGAAGGCAACTTAACTGAGACTGTTACCTATAATGGTAAATTACCTGATTCAAAGGCGGTGTATTTCTACGATGATAAAGGTAACTTAACTGAAGAGAACGGCTTCTCTGTATACTTATTAGATGATTGGCTTCACGAAGAACCGAAATACTTCAATGTCTATGAATACGACATATATGATAACTGGGTGGTGAAGACTCGGAGCAAAGAAGTTACCAAGTTTGGGAAAACATATCCAGAACCTTACGAGATAATCATTCGTGAAATAACCTATTACCCTGAAATTTCAAGTTATTCTGATAGGTCTGACATAAATAAATTAACCATCAAACCTGAATTCCATCTTCCTCTTCCTATTATTTTTCATCGATGAAATGCATCTCCTTCACCGATATCGCTGTCGCAACGGCTTCTTGAGAGGTTTCCTTGAGTAAGGCTGTGATTTCATAGATGTTGATCGGTCTCTTGCGTTTCTTGGTCACCAGCTTCGCCGCTGAAAAGATTTGCTTGTGTTCCTTCACTGTGAAGAAAAGCTCGGAAAGGTTCGCAAGCATCCTATCCCTCGATCCCCTGTTGTTGAGAATGTGATTGATGCAGTATTGCTCGATGAATAACTGTTCCTTCACATTGACATGTTAACATATGTATAGTATCCTGACAATGCATCCATGCTTCTCATATCCACTCCTGCCGTCCGGTTTTACCACTTTCCGGACGGCTCTTTTTTTAACCTTTTTAACCTTTTTAACCTTTTTAACCTTTTTAACCGTAGAACTCGTTTCCCAACTGCAACATTCCCGAGTGCCTATTCGCTATGCTCCGAGACAGGAGGATTTTTCATGTCAGAGAGTATCAACGACCTAACCGACTACCAGTTGAAATTCATCGACGAGTTCATGAAGACCGGGGACAAGAAGAAAGCCCTCATCGCCGCAGGATATAACGGAAAAGGCAAGCACTCGACTATGACCGGCATCGCAAACAGGGTCTATAAGACACCGAAGGTCTATGCGGAGATCGAGAGAAGGCGTAAGGAGCTTGCAAGCAAGAACATCGTGGACTCACAGCAGATTGTCGGCAGACTCACTAAGATGTTCAACGGAGAGCTTTCCAGCGAATATGTGACCAAGAAGGGCGAGGTGGTCGAAATCCCCATTTCGTTCAAGAACCAGATCGAAGCGGCCAAGGTGCTTGTGTCTATTTTGGGCTTACAGGCACAGCTACAGGCAAAGCCCGAGGAAAAGAAAGAGATCAAAAAGATGGCCGACGACCTGAAGGCTCTTACCGATTCACTTCTTGCGAAGAACGTGACCGCATCAAAGAAACTGCCAGATAAATCAAAGGCCGAGGATGTGAAGTGACAAGGGCTGAATACCATCAGGAGATAGCGTACCTGATGCAACAGGCGGAAAAGAACGATTGCCTTGTTCCTTGGATGAGGGAAATGTGCCTGAACGACATCTTTTTCCTTGGCGTGTATGTGCTTGGAAGAACCGATCTTGACCACATTGAACGTCTGGACGGCTCAAAGCAATACCGGGATTGGCTCTTCGACCGATGCATGGAGGTTCAGAGGGAACCCGACGGTTTTATCGACATATGGGCGAGGGATCACTATAAAGACCTAGCTTGCGATACGCCTATCCTTACATCAACAGGATGGAAACCTCATGGCGATTTGCAAGTGGGGGACTATGTATATACACCAAAAGGATTGAGCAAGGTTGTTGCGACAAGGCATTTCACCGATTCCCATTGTATGAAGGTCAAGTTCAGGGGAAATCAAGAGATTGTCTGTGGGGCAGGGCATCTATGGAAGGTGATGAAATGGAACTCCGCAAGGGTGAAAGGCGATAAGAGGGTAGGATGGGAGAGTGTTGTTTGCGAAACATCCAATCTAATGTCGAGTTATAAACATCCATATATACCTGTCACCGGATATAACTCGAAAGATGTTGAGCTTCCCATAGCTCCTTACACACTTGGTGCATGGCTCGGTGATGGTGATAATTCATCAGGACGCATTTGCGGAATAGACAATGAGGTGTTCGATTCGATTAAGAATGATGGATACATGCTTTCTCATAGCCATTGTCCATCACGGCATCCATTCCAAACTAGAACAGTATATGGATTATCACGAAGACTAAGGAAACTAGGTCTGCTGAGAAATAAACACATACCACCGATATATTTCACCGCTTCATATGAACAACGGCTTGCATTATTGCAGGGATTGATGGACACCGACGGGAATATGTCGAAATCCTATGGGAATGGAGCTACATTCGTACAGAAGAAAAAACAATTTTCATACGATGTGCTTGCATTGATCAACTCTCTTGGGTTTAGGGCTGGAGTATGCAAGGCGAGAAATGCCTACATGATAACTTTCTCCGTGGCAAATGATGACCCGATACCATTCCGTGTCAAACGGAAAATAGAAAACATATCTATATTAACAAGTCAGAAACAAAGCAAGAATTGGTATGTCCAATCTGTCTGTGAGCATGAGACAGTACCTACGAACTGTATCCAGATAGAAGACCCTGACGGGATATATTTAGCAGGTCACGCACTTATTCCAACTCATAACAGTACCCTCATCACTTTTTTGAAAACCATTCAGGATATCCTCAGAGACCCAGAGATTACCTGTTGTATCTACTCCTATTCGAGTTCCTCTGCGATAAAATTCCTCAAGCAGATAAAGCTGGTGTTGGAAAGCAATGCAAAGCTCAAGCAGTTGTTCCCGGATATCCTGTTCGACGACGTAACCAAGCCGTACTGGACTGATGACGACGGCGTACAGCACAAGATGATTTGGAGCGAGAACGGCATCCGTGTCAAACGCAAGAGCAATGCCAAGGAAAATACCGTCGAGGCATCGGGATTGGTCATCGGACAGCGTACCGGCGGACACTACAACCTGTTGATCTACGACGATGTGGTGACTCCCGATTCGGTGACCTCTCCCGAAATGATCAAGAAGACCACCGAACAGTTCCAGATGTCGCTCAATACCGGTTCTTCGGGGAATCTTCGTGTCAGGATCATCGGGACACGATACCACTATGCGGACACCTACCAGAGCATCATCGATTCAGGGTTTGCAAAGCTCAGGATGTACCCTTGCGTCGATACCCACGGCAACCCTGTGCTGTACGATTCGTATACCATCGAGCTGAAGAAGAAGGCGATGGGTTCGGGAGTATTCGCATCGCAGATGATGTGCGACCCAAAGCAAGCCTCCACGATGGGATTCAAGAGGGAGTGGCTCAGGGTCTGGGACGGTGATTCATTCGTGAACCTGAACCTGTACATCCTCGTTGACCCTGCAGGCACAAAGACCAAGAAAGCTGATTACACGACCATGTGGGTCATAGGCCTTGGTTCTGACAAGAATTATTACATCGTTGACATCATCAGGGACAAGTTCGACCTCACCGGAAAGACCAACATGCTATTCAGGTTGGTGAGGGATTACACATTCGGTTCACGCAAACCGCAGGTGTTCTATGAAAAGGCTGCCATGCAAAGCGATATCGAACATATCGAGTATGTGATGAACCAGACAAACTACCGGTTTTCCATCACGCCCATGACAGCCACCGTTCCCAAGGGACAGAGGATAGAGGCACTCGAACCGCTGTTCCGTGAAGGAAGGGTATGGCTTCCGAAGGCTTGCTGGCACCGAAACTGGGAAGGCACAATGGAGGATATGCTCACTTCTTTCGTGAACGAAGAATACCTTGCATATCCGTTTTCGGCCCATGACGATGCTCTGGATGCACTGTCTAGGATTGCCGATTCTGATACTGGCTCAATCCTTGCGTTCCCCGATGAGATTACCATGCTCGACCACCAAAGGACATTGCTTGAAAGCAGAGGTGTAAGGTTCAAGGATATCGAGACCGTGGAGTACGAGCCGATTTGAATCTCGTTTCCCAACTGCAACACGCAAAGTGTTAAGCTGACTATGATTTGGGCATGAATACTGTATTGGTTGGCTTTGACGACGGAACCAAATCGTATCTAGGGCGTAAGGAAGCTCCTAAAAAGCAAGGCAAGGACGAACTTGCCGAGGCTATCGTACGCAACTGGGAACGCATGAAGGTGGAGCGTCAGAAGACCGAAGCGGCAAGATGGGAAGCATGTGCGTATGTGAAGCACCGTCAGAACGAGTTTTCTGTCGAAAATTCCCCTGTAAAGCCAGTCAAGATATACAACACCGCCGGAATCGATGCGTTCGAGGTGTTCGTGAACGGCTATCACGGCAACCTCATCAGTCCGTCGCTCAGATGGTTCAAGTTTAATTTCATCGGTGAAAATTACGAGGATTCCGATACGTTCTACGGTGCGAACGACTATCTCGAGCTGTGCGAGAACCTCATACTCGCAGAATTCAATAAATCAACGTTCTATCCGATGGACAAGCTTGCAACCCGTGATGCGGCGGTGCAGGGAACCAGTGCAGAGTGGATCATAGACGATGTCGAGCATGGAATCTGCGTGTACGATGTCATTCCTCCTTGGGATTTCTGGATCAAAAAGAGCCACAACGGACGCATCGACACCCTCTATTACCAGTACAAGTTGACCGCTCAAGAGGCCAAGGAACGTTTCGGTGACAAGATACCAAAAGAAATCGCTAGGGATATCGAAAACGATAATGCCGATGCCGAACATATGTTCCTATTGGCCGTGTATCCGAGGAAATCATTGCTCAGCAAGCGTGGGATACCGCTTGTAGCCACCAGCAAGCCGTTTGCAGCTATGACCTATTGCGTGACCAGCGACACCGTCATCGACAAGAGCGGATTCGACGAGTTTCCATTCGCAGTACACATCTGGGAACAGGACGGAACCAGCGTCTATGGCAAAGGCCTTGTGATGAAGTTCATAGAGGAACTCAAGAGGCTCAATGCCATGAGCCGTGAGGAACTGATTGCCATACAGAAGGTCGCCAACCCTCCGATGACCGTTCCTGAGAACATGAAGGGGCGGTTTTCCACCGACCCGGGTGCGAGGAACTACACCAACAACGCCCGTGAAAACAGGCCTGAGATCATGCACACCGTTCAGGACGTAGGCTGGTTGAGCAATGAGATCAAGGAGCTTGAGGAAAAGATCAAGTCACTGTTCTTCAACGATTTGTTCAACTATCTGATGAGGCAGGACAAGGTGTTGACCGCAACTCAGGTGCAAGCGATCAAGAACGAAGAGCTTTCGTTGCTCTCGAGCATCCTCGGAACCACCCAGTACATGAAAATCAATCCTCTGGTGAAGCGGACGATGAAGATCATGAGCAGGGCTGGTCGGCTTCCGAAACCTCCGAAGGAGCTTGTGAGAACCAAGAACCCTCTGTTGAAGATCGAACTCGACGGGCCGTTGGCCAAGAACGTGAAGGTCTTTGCCATGCAGAACGGATTGCAAGCCGGGCTTGAATGGATCACCGCTTTCAAGCAACTGCAACTCGATACTCCGCTGGACAACCTGAACATGGATGACTTCTTCCGCAAGGCGATGATCGCCGCAGGTGTTCCGCATACATCGATCATGGAACTCAGGGACAGGGACATGATACGCCAGCAGAAGGAACAGTTGATGCAACAGCAGATGCAGATGGAACAGCTCCAACAGGCTTCTGAGATTCAACGCAACCTCGGGGGACAGTCGAATCTTAACAACGCTCAGGGGGTGAACCAGTGATTACCAAGCACACGAAGTTCACCAATGCGGACATGATCCACCGTTCGAAGGTGCGTATGGCGTACAACACACCGGAAGGAAGGGCTGAATTGGTACGGTTGCTTACCGACTTGGGGACTTTCCGTGAGATCAGCCCACAAGAATTGGAGTTAAGGAATTACGGTGTCAGGAAGCTTGAAGAATTAGGCTTTTACGACATCGAGATCATACCGCTTATGTTCGATTGGCTGTTTTCACAGCCTGTCGCACTCAGGCAGACCGTCGAGGAGATGGCCGAGCATTTTGATACTCCCGAAGGGGAGGAAGGAGACTTTTGATGCCGAACGAGAATGGAGCAATCCAACCCAATGCGACCCCTGAAACCGGGCAAGGCGTTACGCCCGTGGATGGAGTGCAGAAAGAAGGAACCCCTGCCTCTACGGAACCGGTAGTTCCAAAGTGGATGAGTCAGCTCCCTGACGAGCTGAAGGGCAACGAGACGCTGGCAAAGCACGATAGCATCGGCTCTGCATTCAAGGCCCTTCTCGATGGAAGCAAAACCAAAGCCGAAGAACCCGGTGCGGACAATCAGCAAGAAGCTGATTTGAACTATGAATTGTCGAAATCCTTGTCAGAGGACGTAGACCCGACGGGTGTGTTCCACAAGAACATGGAATCCGCAGTGAAGGGACTTAAGCTCCCGAAAGAGCAGGCCGAGACCGTGTACAAGGCCTTCGTGGACTCCTACAAGAAAGCCGAATCGGAGATGAAGACCAAAGGTGCCGAAATCTGCGAGTCGAAACTGAGGGAGGCATGGGGCGACAAGTACGATGCGAAACTTCAGCACATGAGAAGGGCGTACAGCCACCTCGTGCCGAAGGATTCTGCCCTCGAGAAAGGACTTAAGGACACATTGGCGGAAAGCAATCCGTTCGTGGTCGAGCTGCTTGCAACGATCGGTGAATCGATCAGTGAGCATGACCCACCAAAATCATCTGCCGTTGGCAAGGTGATGCAAAGCGGAGGGTTCCTCACAAGGGAAAACGAAAAATATCCGTGGGGATAAAGAGGTAGATTATGGCTTATGATTATATGACTTTAGCCGAGCTGACAAAGGGAATGGGCAATCCTGACATCACCAATGTGGTCGATGAGATTACCCATGCCACCACGATGCTCGGAGATGCGGCCTTCACAGAGGCCACCGGCATGCTTGAGAACCAGGGGTTGAGAAAAGTGTCGCTTCCCACCAACGAATGGGTTGCGATCGACCAAGGTGGTCATGCATCCAAGGGACACAAAGAGCTGTTCAAGGACGAGATGGGTATCATCGAGTCTTGGGCGACTGCACGGCAGAAGGAAGGGATGTTCGCCCCGAATCCAGAGGCGTTGTACGCCGAGGACGAACGGGATCACGTCGCATCGATGGGACTGGATATCGAGCAATGCTTGCTGTACGGAGGGTCTCAGGTCGGGCAATTCAAGGGCATCATGCCTCGCTTCAACAAGATCACCAGTGCAGAGCAGTTGGCGAACCTTCGCACCGCTCCTCAGTTCATCACATTGAACAACGGTGGGGACACCGACGACATCCAGTCTTCGGTACTGTTGGTCGTATGGGGAGCAGGGGCCGCACAGATGCTCTATCCACGCTATGTGGCAAACAAGGGCATCAATATCACCAAGGGTAGTTGGCAAGTCATCGAGGAGAACGGTGAGAAGTTTTTCCAAAGGGACACCCAATTTTTGATGACCACAGGACTGAGCGTGATGAACCGCTATTCGATCATCCGCATCGCAAACGTGGAAACCGATGCCGACAACGTAGGAACCGCAATGCCGGCTCTGAGGAAGAACCTCTTCAAGGCATTCACCTTGCTTCCGAAGACCTTCAAGAGCAGGGTTCGCATCTACGCACCGGGTGCCGTCGTGGCGGCCTTGAACGAGTACTATGCCGGGCTTGTACAGCCGGTCACCTACGAGGGAGCGATTCCCGTGAATGCAATCGGTGACGTTCGGTTCGACAGGTTCGTCATTCGCCAATGCGACACAATGTCTGAAGCTGAAGACGTTGTAGCGTAAGGAGGTAGACAATGTTATACGAAAAGAAACGAACCTTCGGGCTTGCCCCGATTGACTTGGCAGATGCCGCTTTTGCGGTAGCCGCCAGCATTTATGCCGGTGATCTTGCGGTTAGTGCCACCCCTGCAACTGCAGGGCAACTGGATTACGAGGAAGCGAACCAGCACTTCCCCGACGAGAACACCCTTGAGGTGTACGGATGGGAGGATGCCGACTCTGCAGCTGACGGTGCTACCGTTGCGATGACGCTCCAGTCCAGTGCCGATGCGGAAAACTGGAAGGATGAATTCGTTCATACCTTCCTGCAGGACGACATCAAGGAAGGCGAACTGCTGTATCGTCAGACCGTACCGGCACATGCGAAACGGTATCTCAGGATCAAGCTTGTGGTCGGAACCGAAGTGTTCACAGCTGGCAAGATTCTCGCATTCGTGAGGCCGTTGTGATGATCGACAATTTTAACGAGTACAGGTGCGTCATTCCTTGCTACAAGAAAGGCCGCTTTTACAACGTTGGCGACATCATGAGGCTCCCTGCCGGAACCGAGTACGTCGGAGATCTGTTCGTGCTTGAGAAAGCCGCAGAGCTTGAAGAGAAGCCTAAAAAGGCAGTGAAGAAGAAATCCCCGGAGGTTAAGGGATAATATTGTAGGCCGGGTGGTTACCTCCTCCTACCCGGCCTCTTTTTGGTACCGAAATGACAAAGCTGGAACTGTATAACCTTGCACTATCATTGCTCGACCTTGAAATATCTTCTCTTGATGAGAACACAAAGGAACGAAGACTGCTCGACCTGAACTACGACAAGGTGGTGCAACTGGTCTTGAAGGCATGGGATTTCCCGTTCCTGATAAAGAAATACGAGTTCTCAGAAGACGACATGACCGACGAGGTATATAAGTATCAATTCGGGTACAACCTCCCGTCAGATTTCGGCTATGCATTGCAAATCAACGGTTCTAAGGATTATCCGTACTCCATACGCTTCGGATTGCTGTGGACTAATCTTGCAGACCCGGTGCTTGAGTACATGCCGAACGAACTTGAGATGTCTAACGGCCAGTATACGGCTCCTTCTGACTTTCTTTCGCTTGTTGCATACCAGTTGGCACTCCATGTGGCACCGATGCTCGACCCAGAAAGTCAGGCGATGGGCAATGCCGCACAGCTGTACCAGCTCACGTTGCAGAGCATGATTGAAAACGAGACGAGAAGCAACGACAGGCCACTCAGGTACGAATCTGCAGAATTGTTCGGTGAGCCTAGCCTGTTCGACCTTCTAGAGTACCGGAGGATGCTGTTTGAGGAACAACGATGAACCCTTTGGTAAACAACTGGACATACGGCGAGACCAGCCCTAAGTTCGGTGGCCGATTCGATATATCGGTCTATCAGCAGGGCTGTAACACGCTCGAGAATTTCATTCCGATGAAGCAGGGGGGAATCAAACGACGCCCCCCTTTGAAGCATCTTGCCGACACGGTGGCTTGCAGGATCATACCGTTCACGCTTAGCGGTGGCCAATCGTACATCCTTGAATTCTCGAACGGAAAGCTCTCCATCTGGGAAGAAACCGAAGAAGGTTTTTCAAAGCTCATGTTCATCGTAAACACTGTGGAACAAGACTATCTTGCGTCTCCGTATTCCGGCACCCAGATATGGGAATTCCAGTATGCACAATATTATGATCGGATGTACTTCGCACACCGTGACGTACAACAACGATGTTTATATTATAACGCAGGAGGAGCAGGAGCATCGTTTGAATTTTCTCCTTTCTCGTTGCAAACAGAAGATGATGAGAACCTTGGCAGAGCTAGTCAAAGCCAGCATTATCCCGGTGTAGTGGCAATCTGCCAGAACAGGCTGTGGTTTGCATCAACCCATGCGAACCCCTACACCATGTGGGCATCACGACCATATGAGGATATCGGTAGCCATGCAGACTTCACCGTCAAGGACGATGCAACCAGCACTGTCGAAGTGTTGAAAGACCCGACAGGCTGGCCTACGAAGACGGATGAAGAAGGGCATGTGGTGTATGACCTGAGTGATCCCGACGCTCTCATCGAGACCATCACCGAAACCGAAGAAGTCATCACCGCACGGTGTGCGATGGAGCTTGAGTTGGCTAGCGGACGCAACGACCGTATCTCGTGGATTGCCCCTCAGAACAACGTCATAGTCGGAACCGAAGTCTCTGAATGGATGCTCCCGTTCGATATCGATCCGACCAAGCAATCAGCATCGATGCAAAGTTCGTACGGATGTGTGTCCATACAACCGGTCACGCTGAACAACGGACTGTTCTACATACAGAATGGCAACCGTTTGCGTGAATATTCTATTTCTTCGGAAGGGATTGGCAATTTCGACCATTCGTTCACCGCAGATCACATGCTATCCACAGGTGTAAGGCAAATGGTAAGCATGCGTTCTCCCGAGCCTATGCTCGTCCTGTTGCTTTCCAACGGAACGTTGGCAGTGTTCGTGTACGACAGGATGTACGACATACAGGCATGGTCAAGATGGACTACCAACGGAACCTTCATATCCATAGCGGTCAAAGAGTCTACCGGTGGAGTTGAACGTTTGGTTGCCGTGGTCAAACGAGGTGAAAATTATTATCTGGAATACTTCGATTTCGACGAATCGGCACATTTTATTGACAGGTATGAAGCGATTGTGGAAGGGCAACAGCAAAGTTTGAACAGCAATGTTTCCTATGTGTCCAAGATGGTAGGAAACCGGTTCGATTTCCAAAGCGAGAGCGGTGTGTCGATCGGAAGGTCGAAGAAGGTCAGGGAGGTGTGGGTAAGGTGCCTGAACACCGGGAGGATCAAGACCGGGGTCGAAGAAGCCTACATGGAAACGTCTCCGGAGACGATAGGGAGTGCTGACTACAGGCTCATGGTCTCTGGTGGTTCGAGAAAGGAATTGTCGATGCACATCGAATCGGTCGGCGATGAACCGCTTACGCTTTTGGCGATGACCTATGATGTGGAGGTGAACTGATGTCAATGATAGGAGCGGCAATAGTTTCAACATTGCTTTCAACCGGGATAAATGCGATTACCAATGACATTACAAGAAGGAAGGGCCTCGCAAGTGAGGCGAACGACACCATTCGGGATTATAACGAGCTTGTACGCCAGCAACAGGAGCGTGCAGGCTTGTTCCAGTCCCAAACTTCGACTAGTTATGGAAACGACTTCTACTCAAAGCTTATTTCTGGTGCATCGACTTCAGAGCTAATTGGTTCTATAGGTGCTAACACAGCTCTTGGTAAAAGCCTTGCATTGAAGGATCGTCAGGCACATCTTGTGGTTGCAAATGCCAAGACGGAAAACCAAGAAACGTACCAAGTGGCCTCGATGCAGGCACAGAACAATCTCACCAATGTCCTTGCTCAGGAGATTGCCGGGATGCAGTCAAGCGGTCAAGCCGCCGCATCTCAGGCCACCAGTGGTATCAGAAGCGACCGTGGAACAGGTGGTAATCTCGTCGAGATGCAGGAACAGCAGAACGATCTTGCGATGAGGAACCTTCAGGAACGCATCGCCATGCAGAACAAGCAGGTAATGCTTGATATGCAGAAAACGAGAAGGTCTGCGTCCCAACAAGCCGAGTTTTACAGGAAAGAGCGTGATATTGATGCTCAATCTGCGATCGAGAGGGCTTTGAACGAGTACGCAGGGTTCATGACCGACATGCGTGATATGGACACTTCACAACAAAATCTGAAAGAGCGAGTAACTGATTTGACCGAAGAAGCCGGTCAGTATGCGAAAAATGTAACCGAAGTTTATGACGAAGATACGGTCAGTGCATATGATTTCAAATTCATAGACGATTGAGGGGTGATTCATGGCCTATGTGAACAAACGAGCTGATATAGAGCGACAGAAAGCACAGCAATGGGGTGACTTCGCAGGAGCATTGATCAACGGTGTTGCTCAGGCGAGTGTCAACGAGATAACGAGAATCCAGCAAGACAGGGACAACAACAAGGTAAAAGACATATACAACGGACTGGTGGAAGACATGAATTCCAATTTCCAGACTGTCCAAGATACATACGATCCAGACCAGTGGGCGATCAAGTACTCAGAGTGGGCGGATGCGAAGAATGCAGAAATCGAACAGATGGACATCCCCAACCGTATAAAAAAAGACGTAAGGAACATGTTCAACAACAAGGTCGACGAGTTCCGCAGTGATGTGAACGTTGCGATGGCAAACAAGACCATTGCCTTGCAGAATGAACGGTTCGTGATGGATGTCGATGAGGTGAATAAGTCGGGGAATGTTGTCGAGACTGCAAAGGCTCACAAGGTTAAGTTTGTTACAGAAGACGAAGCCAAGAACATTCCCGAAGCTTTAGGCCAACAACTGTCTAAATCCGGTAAGTCTTTCATGGACGGAGTGATGCCTGAGACCGGATTCGACCTTCCTTCTGGGGAAGACACGAAATACACTTATCTTGTAGCTCCGAAAGGTTCAACCAATTTCGATAAGAAATCACTGCTTGTCAACTATCTCGCAGAGAAGCGATGGCCTGAGAACGAAAAGATGCGGAATCTATTCGTAGAGAACAATATTAGGGGGCTTGTCGAAGAACAGGCTAAAATTGACTACTCCGAAATAATGAAGACGGAGTTTAATGTCAAAAACATGGATAGCTGGGACTTCGGAGCTTTCTTCCAGAATGCGATCGAGTCTATGGAATCCGACACCTATGGAGGCATGAAACTCACCCCGGGTCAGAAAGCCAACGTACTCCAGCACATCACCACGGAATGGAACAAGATAGATCAACGTGCAAGAGACATGGCACAGGAATGGGCTGATACCACGCTTGTAGACGAACTTAGCGATCTGAGGGAGTGGGAGCGAGAAAGTTACAAGAACTACATACTTCCTGAACAGGTCTACGACCTGATTGAAAAAGCCCCGGTATCAAAGCGATATGCCAACCCACATGTTCAGAACCTTCTCCAAGTGGCAGAGAACAACGAAATCGCCCGAGACCAGCAACGCTGGTGGGAACTGTACAACGACGGCTATACCGACAGTGATGAGTTCAAGGCATTGGACTTGAAATTCTCAGAAGAGACGAGAGCTGCATTGATGGAAGGCAAGGTGAGGGCGATGATTTCTTTGACGGATTTCCAAGCCGATCAGAAGGCCGGAATATCGTATGTGAGCAACGATACGGCTCTCGCCCAAGGAAAAACCGCACTCAAGAACAAAGAATATGCCACGCTAGGCGATTTTTCTTCATTCCTCAATACGCTCGACATTACCAGCGACGACAGGATGAACCTAATTTCAGACTTCCTGAACGAACAGGAACTTGGGGAACGCATCGAACTCGAAGCCTACGATACTGCGATGGGTGCGATAAGGACTGCGATGGCAAACGAGACGTTCTCCTCTGAGGTGGTAAAGGAAGCCTTTGAGGGTGTGGACATGGCAAAGTACGGCGACAAGTACGATGCCTTGATGCAGGTGGCTCAAGATGAAAACTCAAAAGCTGCATATCAGTCATTTCTTGATGTCAACATGGACAACAAGGCTACCTTGGATGACGTTGACAAGATCGTGAAGGATTTCGGTCTCGATGACGGCAAGCATAACGACCTCATCAAGGACATGCGTGACACGGTAAAAGCCAACGAGACGAGGGGTATTGCAAGCGACATGGCGTGGGAACTACAAAACGAAACGCTTACCCCTGAGAAGGTCACCGAGGCCACGAAACACCTTGACAAGGAAGTATACGGAGAGTTCATCACCGGATTGCTTAACGATGCTGAAAAGCTTCAGGTCGGTCTTGCTACAAGGCAAGCAAACCAAATTATCTCAAAAGGAGGAACGCTTGAGCAAATACAAAAAGCGTTTACCGACAGAAATATCGACCTCGACAAGCATTCAGACCTCATGCTCCAACTTGAAGACGGTCTTAATGACGGCAATCTCAAGCTTGCACTTGAAGAGCTTCATCTTGCAAACCGAAATAACGATATCACACAGGCACAGATCGATGCGATTTTGGACAAGCATGGCGTTTCGAGGGAAAAATACAGCCAGATCATTAACCAATTTGACAGTGCTGCAAGGCAGAACTCGATGAACAAGGCAGAGAACGACATGTTCGCACTCATGAGAAATTATGAGCTGACAGATGAAGCGGTAGACGAGATTGCAAAGAAGTACGGCATCGATATCGAGAATGAGCAGGAATTCATGTCCAAATGGTACGGGAATTCTCGAACCAACAGGCTCACCAAGCTTGAGAACGAGTTATACGACCAGTTGGATAATCCAGAATTCGGCATGGATGATTTCAATGCCCTCATCGATTCGAGCGGTTTGGATAGGAAGGAAATCTCCACATTCATCAGGGGTTGGGAAGATGTATTAGAGAATGAGACGGTGAAGACTGCATTCGGAGAAATCCTCAAGTTGCAAAATGAGAATGACCTCACCAAGGAGACGGCAAAAAAGAAGTTGGACGAAGCAGGGATCACGAATGCAACCAACCCCGAGTTCGTGAACAAGGTGAACAACCTAGTGTTCCAAGAGGACACGAGAAGGGCGAACGCAGAACTGCTTACGATGATGGAAGAAAAGAAGCTTTCAGTCCAGTCGGTGAAGAGAGTGCTGGAAAGCCACGGCATCACGATGGACAAGGCTCCCGAGACCTATTCACGTTGGGTTGCAGAGGCCAAGGCTGAGGCTGAGAACAATGCAAAGCTACGATTCAATGAATTCGATGTGAGGCACACCGCAACCGGTGAGGATGTACAGAAGATTATCGATGAATTCGGTCTCACAGAAGCAGAACACGGAGCATTGATTACTGCAATGAACGATACGGTTGAGGAAAACTTCAACAAACACCTTGAAGAACAAAAAGCGTTGGCACAAGGTTATGGCGACAAAGATACCGAGAAAGCAATCATCGATGTAAGTAGTGCGATTAGCAATTACGCATCAGGAGCAATTCCAAAGTCAGAGGCGTTGAGCATCCTTGCCCAGAATAAAGGTAATATCACCAGCGACACCTACAAGAGTCTGTATAACGACATCCAGTCAGAGGATGCAATGCAGTACGAAACTAGGAAGACGACATTCAATGAAAAAGTGTACGACCCTTATTTTGAGAAGCGTGATTCAATACTCCCAGAAGAAGTTGATGCACTGATGGACGAATCTGGCCTCGAGAGAAGCGAGTTTGCAGACCAATACGACTCGATGATGGAGCAGGCTGGTATAAACCAGCACAATGTGATTGCACCGGAGTATTTCTCCAACAGCATGTACCTCGAACTTAAGGGGATGGGACTGAGCGACGAGCTAATCGAGCAGATGGGCTTTGAACTTCCGAACGATGCAGAGTTCTACACTCTGGACTCGCTCAAGGAAGGGGAGAACCCTCCAACGAAAATTGAGCTTGCCCAGTCTTTCATAGACAATAACAAGAATAAGCTGTTGTCTAACAAAAAGTCCACGATAGATGACTCAATCAAAAAGACTGCCAAGGATTACTACGATAAGATTCGTGAGAATGCAAAGGCTGGTGCGAAATATGACAACATTGATTCATTAAGAGAGCTTGAGCTGGCGAAGTTTGATCATGACCAGATTTCGTACAATAAATTTGCGTTCGACCTTCTTATGGCTGGAAAGATTACTCAGGATACCTACAAGGATGCGATTGCAGTCGATGTGCTTAAGTTCAACCTTCAGGAGAAGGATACACGGGAAGACATCGAAACGTTCAAGGGATATGTGAAAGACCATCTCAAGCAAGTAGGAAAGGACTACCATTTATCTTCGATAGCCTTCGACACCTCGTTGAAACACATGACCGCAGGATTCTTGGAGGCATACAACAAGTTGCCGAGGGATCAGAACGGAAAGGTAAACCCTGAGCAACGTGATAACCTCATGAAGAGGGTGTACGAGGAAGCAACCACCAGCAGATTGTTCGAAGATGCAGAGAATTTTATGAAATTCGTAGATGAAGATGTGTCAGAAATGTTCAAGACCGGGGTGTTCACCGGGTTGAAGGATACAGGGAGCCTTGATGTTCTTGGAAAGATTGCGATGGGGGAATACAGCTTCTACGACCAGAAGTCGATTGACTACCTGTTGAGCGACACCTCAAGGTATGGAGATGCGTATGGTACTGAAGCAAGCTTGTTCGGGCATCTGACAAGTATGAAAAAGGCTGGAGCTTCGGATGAGGAGATCGGAAACACCATCATGCATGCTGTCGCACGGAGCATGGGGCTTGCTGAAGACACCGGGCTTCCAGACATAGGACTCGACAACGAGAAATTCGACAAGCAGTTCGGAGCAATGCTGAACAATCTTCCATTGATGACCAAGAACCAGATCATGCAGCTTTCTGCGATGATACGGTACACGGTAGATATCACCGAGACCATGAGCAATGAGATTGATCCAGAGACTATCAAAAGGCTTGATCCGAATGAAGATGGGGTGAAGCCATATGTTCAAGATGGGTTGTTTGGAGTGCAGATTGGAGAAACTGTAATCATTCATGACGTTTCAGCAACAGGCAAGAGCGTGAATTACGGATACACCAATACTGACGGGAGTGCAGGGACTGTCAGCGTAAAAAACTCAATATTGGAAGCCGCTGAAAGAAGATTTAGTGCCGCTATTTCATCGAATTTCAACATCGGTGATGCACAAACATTTTTCAATAATGTCGTGAAGTACAAGAATCCAAGGGAGAAGACACTTGGTTATGAGATTGACAGAGGTAAGGTTATCGAGGGATTGGAAGAGGTGATATCGTCTTATCAAAGCAACGTATCTGTTGCGAATCCCATGAAGGAGTTTCTTGACACAAAGAACCAGAATGTACTCGAACGAAGTATACTTACAGGTGATTTTGAATCGTCTTACGAAAAAATAGAGTTTTATATAGACGAGGCAACACTAGACAAGAAGATTGCTGACGGAACTTTTTCCACGACAGATTTGAGAACACTCATCAAATACCGTGCAGTGAGGTCAGAGGATTCAAGCGGTGGATTTTCTTCAGGTCACAAGGCACAGCACAGCTTATACGCAAGGTAGGTACATCGATGGCATTAAGTTTCAACATACAGTACGATCCTAAGAAGTACGAACCGATCGTTCAGGGACTGAGGGACATCTACAAATATGCTCCAGACCCTGCCGGATTCGAAGCCTCGTACATGACTGCGAACATAATCGCAGAGAGTTTTCCCCATATCAACAAGAAACAGGCGTTCTACGACTCGCCGAAACTTATTGAAGCCTATACCGGATATAAACTAGACACTCAAGGGTTTCTCAAAGAGTTTGGTAAAACCTTTCAGGCACAACGTGAAGACCTGAAAATATCGATGATGTTCAGCCGTGCCATGATGGCCACCGATGAAGAAGAACGTAAAAGACGGCTTGAAGAAGCCAACGAATACATGCAGGGTAAGCTCCTGTATAGAAATGATTTCAAGGACATGAGCATCTTCACCGATCTTCTCGTGTCTTCGGGAAAACTGTTGCCTTCTATGTTGCCTACCATTGGAATGCACTTGGTAGGGGCTGCATTGGCACCGATTACCGGAGGCTTGAGCGTAAAGGCCGCTACCGTCGGAGGTGCATTATATTCTGGCATGATGGAAGCCGGGGGACTGGTGAAGGAACTGTACAACCTCACGGACGAAAATGGGAACCGACTCGGGGATGAGTACATACGCACCGCATGGACAATGGCGATGGCAGGGGTCGGAGGATTGAACCTTTTCACTCAGGGATTTGAAAAACTCACCGGTTCGCTCATACCGAAGTTGTTCGGGAAGAAATCAATCAAGAACGCAGTGCAAAGCGGTCTTGTCGCCAACTGGGCGGCCAAACGTCTTGCAGGTTATGCAGGTAATATTTTTACAGAATCGCTTGAAGAAGCAACCGAAGAACTCATCAGCATGCTTGCATCAAATTATGTAACCACACACTCGAACGAGACATACGAGACATTGTTTGAAGGACACAGCCCCGAACAAATCATAAAGGCGATGGCACAGACTGCGGTTGAAACGGCAAAAGGCATGCTACTCACCGCTCTTCCCGGACAAACGATCAGTGCAGTTAGGGATTACTACGCCAGCGACAATCATATAAAGCGTGAGGCGAACAAATACAGCGAGTTCACCGACGACTCGATTGCGGTCGAGACTAAGTTCATCAAACCCCATTCGGCTTCCAAGCCTGAGGCAAAGTTCGAGAAATTTGAATCACCGATCGATGTTGTCGATGTGGACGGAACCTTTGTCCCTGTGAACATCGAAGACTCTTCCAAGGTGAAATCGGCAATCATGAGCGGTGCGAGGGCGTTAAACGTAAGGGTGGTCAACAACAAGATGGACACCGCAACGATCGACACCGAGACATCGAGTGGGAAGGCACTCAATATCGCATCCCGTACCGAAGGATCGAAGTATGTGGACAACATGGTGGTGTTCGATACCATAGAGACTGCACAGAAGGAAGCCAAAAAGTATGCCACGAAGGCAGACGGGCTTTCTACATTTGAGACACAGCCTGATGGTTCCGTGTTGGTCGGCACGATGGATGGGGAACGATCCTCTGCGGTGATATTCACATCTAAAGACCTTGTGGGCGATGGAAAGACCGTATATGAGCCTACGCTCGATCAGAAGCTCGATATTGAGGACGAATTCGAGAAAACTCGCCCTGACAGGTTCCAGCAACGGCTTGTTCCTGTGAGGAAGCAGTTCCAGACATATAAAAAAGCACTTCAGTCAAAGGGGGCTACAGAAGAGGATATCCAATACCTTAACGACAATGTGCTTGAACAGTTGTATCGCACCGTGAAAGAAAAATCTCCGGATATCGGCGATGACCAAGCGTACGGCATGGCTATTCCTTCGACGTACTTTGCATACCTTGCCGCCAAGGTTGCAGGCATGTCTCCCCAAGAGTTCTTCGAGACGCACTTCACCCCTGAGAAATTCGCAGTCATCACTCACGAACAGGAACAGGAATACCTAGCGTCAGCAGAAGGCCAGCAGAGCATCGAGATCGAGGGAGGTCTTCAAGCAAAGCAGGAAGGTGCGGTTCCCGTTTTGGGTGGGTTGGTGTGGAAGGACAAAACCTCTGGTAAAAAGACGATAGGCATCGCAAGCGGATACACACCGCTCACCGTGGTGCATGAAATCGGGCATGTGCTTGTCGATGTCATAAAAGATACCCCTATCTTCGAGCCGTTCAAGGCACTCTACAAGCATGAGCTTGAACAGGACGGTGGGACGATAGGAAGGCATTTCCAAGAAAGATTCGCAAGCGACCTCGAGTTGTACATCAAGGAAGGCAAGACCGCTGACAAGGCATTGCGTTCCGTGTTCAGCAAGATCGTCGAGGCCATCAAGAGTTTTGTAAAGTATGTTGCACAAGATTTGGACGAACCGACACGCAAGGCTTTCGACGACCTATTCGACCTGTCAAAACAGCAAGAGCCGACCTCGACGGTAGAATCTGGTCGAGCTATAGAAACATCTTTGCAGAGCGACCGCAAAGCGACCGCAATGCCACCGCAGAGCGACCGCAGTGCCACCGTAGAGCCACAGCAAGAGCTTTTCGATAATATGCCAGAGTATCAGACAATTCCTGAAGAAGCTCCTGTAGCAAATATCGAACCACAACAGGTTGACACCCCGGTGCAACTTGATCTGTTCGGAGACCCGGACGAGGTCGCAGACAGCCTTGCACAGATTGCCACACAAGCACAGAGCATGGATGCCATGACCCGAGAGTCCCGGATTCAGATGCTCGGCAAGTTGGCGAGCCTTGAAGAGGCATCAAAGATTGCGACATCCCAAAAATGGAACACCGGGCGTGAACTCAAGGAAGCCATACAGGACAAGGTGCTTGAGATGGCGGATTCTGTCGGAATCGACTTGACCACCGATTCGCCGGCAACAAGGGAATATCTGTGCGAGGTCGGGAAAAGAGACATCCTTTCCGCTCTTGAGAGCAATAAGAACGCTGTCGGATGGTACGACCTGAAAACGAGACAGGCTCTTGCGGTCATGTCACTCATCCATCCTGAGATCGCAACGGATATACATGCAAGGTTCGCTTTCGTATGGGCAACTGCCGTTACTTCGAACGGGCTGAGGGTCAACAAGAATTTCGAGCTTGCCGAACAGGTATATGCAACGTACAAGAAAACTGGAAAGATGCCGTCGGACATTGGCATCGGTACTGCTAAGAACGATATCAACGAAAAGCTTGAACTCTTCAATACGCTCAAAGATGCATGGGGGATCGAAGACCTCATGAAGTTCATGCTTACCGAATTCACGGTCAAGGACATCGGTTCAATCATGCCGGACAGGAAACCTTCAGGAGAGTATGCCGATGTGGTGGTAAAGGGTTCTTCCATCCTCGGCCCGAAAGTCGGAAACGGCTTCTTTTCAAATCTGTTCGGAGATTTCAGCAGGCTTACGATGGATAGATGGCTGGTAGCCACTTGGGGACGGTGGACTGGCACTCTCATAAAGTTGAACCAAAACCTTATTGAAAAAGCTCGCACACGGCTGAGTAGCGTGATTGAAAAAGCACTTGCAGACCCTGCTGAGGCCAAACGGCTCGGGGATTTGATAGGTGTCGAGATAACACCTGATGTTGACATTGATACGGTTACCGTTGCAGTACGAAAGGCATCTACCGATAAGGATATTCGTTCACAGCTCAATGCTTCGGAGGTCGGATCGAATCTTAGGCTCGCCGGGAACAGTTTGCAAACATATCTTGATGGGCATAAATTGGCACCGGAAAATCCTGCCGAACGCAAGTTTATCAGGGCTGTGATCAACGACATAGTAACTGACCTAACCTCGACAGAAGAGTATAAATATCTTACAATAGCAGATGTACAAGCAGTTCTTTGGTATGCGGAAAAACGGCTGTACGAAGTGGCGAAAACCGATATCGAGACCGAAAAAGATATCGAAGGATATGTTGATGACGAGGCTCCCGATTATGCGAATGCTGCTATGCAAGTCGCTCGGGAAAAGGGGATATCCGAAAGACGCATGCGAAATGCGTTGAAGAGGGAAGAAGATGGACGAACAGCAAGAATTCGATTGGGAAGTCAGAGAGAGATTGGAGAAGGCGAGGAAGGAGGGACGGCCTCTGGTTCCACCGGACAGCAAGGAGAAGCTCGAGGCTTTACTGAAAAAGAAAAGCGAAGCTTCCTCCAAGAACAAACAATCATCAATGCTCGGGCCAATAGAAAGAGCGATGAGGGATCACCCTGGTCTTACGAGAGAGGAAGCGGAGGAGATGGCGGAGGAGTTCGGCTTCTAAAACCGCTGGGAGTAACATATGTAAATGAATGGAAGGCTTTGACCAAAAAAGGCCGGGCCTTCAGTACGAACTTCTTTACTACGCCTAATTTTTACGAGCTAGAACCTACCACGGACAATGCAACCGTATTTCAGCGACTTATTTCTGAAAACAAAGCCACGCTTAAGTACGGTTCTGCTGTAATGACTTATGAAGTTGACGACTACCAACAAATGCGATTGTTCCTCACAGAGGACGGCACCTCCGGGGTCGCCATTAAGAAAGATGGTGATATCGTATCAGTATTCAGTACTGGAGGCAACGGAAGAGCCTTGATGGAGCTTGCGGTATCCGCAGGTGGCAGGAAACTTGATTGCTTCGACACCATCCTTCCACAATATTATGCACCTCATGGGTTCCGTGCCGTGGCAAGGATCAAGTGGGACGATAGCCAAGCCCCTGTTGATTGGAACAAGGAGACGTTTAAAAGATATAACAACGGTGAGCCTGATGTCGTCTTCATGGTCTACGATCCTTCCAAGATGGATGCATTCTATTCAAACAAAGACGGAAAACTCTTTAAAGGCAATCCAGAGACAGCTTATAACAATGCAGTCAGATTGCAAACAAAAGAACTCAACACCTTTATCGGCACCATCGAAGAGAAATTTGCGGACATCGAATACAAACCTATCGGAAGCGTGATTCAGGACTATAACCTTAATGTAGAAAAGAATAAAGGTTCTTCTCTATGGTTTGAACCACAAGCAATAGGCAATGATTGGTGGTGGCATACCAAATTAATACTTGGCCATGATAAGAATGGGAAACAACTGAAACTCGATAGAGGGCCTATCAACATAACGCTAGAAGCAATACATCACATTGTCACCGACCACTATACGGACGGGGTGAAACAAGATCATATCGACCAGATTCCACGACAGCTTGCCGATCCTGTAATGATTGTCGAATCAGACTCTACCATAGATAACCACAAGGGATGGCCTATATTCGTCACCGATATCATGGTTGACACACCTTATGAAGGCAAACAGTTGCTTGTCATTCCTGTAAGAAGGTTTGATAAGACGGGAAACAACATACGGACGATGTATCCTTGGTTACCAAGTAAACACGGCGGTTTGACGCTCGACGAGTATATGGAAAGGAACACGCTGATTGCGGTGAATACAAAAAAAATAGAGCAACTTGCAAGCGGTTATATCAGACACCGTGATATAGGCGACTTACAGCAAGCTACTCCGTACAGAATTATACTAGATCTGTCAACGACCGTCAATCAAAATGAAGTCGAGGAGTTCCTTGGAAGCCTCGAGACGGCACCGAAGGAACCCGATCAAACACTAGCATCGATAGAATATCGAGTCGGACTCCAAGGCCTCAAAGAACAACTGAGGAACGGCGAATACCCTGCCGACAGGGACTTGGAGCGGTTCAAGGGCGATCCTGATGTAGATTGGGAAATCCAGTTCAGGAAAATATCATACCAAGACCCTGCTATCATCGAGATGGTCAGCGATGCATACGACAGGCTCCAGAAAGAGATACAGAACCTCGAGGAAGGCAAAACCATTAACGAAAACGATCGATTGATCCAAATCATCGACGAGATGGTTCCCGAGGAAATGCGTATCGATATCGGCGAAGAAGCCGGTGATGTCAATCGATTCCTCGACCGTGTGAAACAGCAACTGAAATACAAGAGCTACAAGCAGTCAAACAAGGAATTTGATGCTATGCTCTCGGATAACCAATACGTCCTTGATGTTGCCAAGCGTCTTACAGATGGCATAGACCGATCGAAAGATTCCGACATATCCGCTTACATCTTCAGGCTTGCCGACCATCCGAACCCATCGCCATATGCATTCAGGATGGCGAAGTCTGCAATCCGCAACGATCTTGCGAAGTACCGAAGGATGCTGTTGAGAAAAGAAGGCAACGATGCACAGATATCATATGAGGATGCAACCTTTGTAAACGAAATCACCGAAATGCCTTCACGGTACGAGAATGACGAGGTTCGCACCTTGCTATCAGGGAATACCGACCCTGTGATAAAAAGCATCATCCGTAGGGGTCTTGCGACAGAGAACACACTCAACCATGTGATCGATACCATGACTGCAGATATCGAAGCATTCAAGGAAGAATTCGGCCTTCAGGAGCTTACCATCGAGGCGTTGATGAAGATGCTCGATGAAGCCGATTCCGACTACAAGCGAAGGAACCTGATGTATCTGCGACTTCAGGAGATTAACAAGAAGTACCATGACAGGTACGCAAAGCTCAAGAAGTCGGTGAAGATACGAACCGATGCTCTCAAGGCAAAAGCGGCTATGGAACGTCTCCTCAGAAAGGGCGACAGGCTTACCACACCGACACCCAACTATGATGCGAACATCATGCATGAGTTGAACGGGTTCTGGAAAATCATGAAGACTAACGACGGTGGCGTGAAAAAACCTCTGAACCATCTGTTCAAGCAATACGGCATATCGTACGAGAACATGCACAATGGGTTGAAGCAATTCTTCGAGGAACGTGAGGACGGCATCTACTTTAAGAAGAAGATGAACCGCATGTCCATGACAGACTTGCGTGTGCTTGAAAACATCATCCGTGCGATCAAGGGGAAAGCACGAGGTGTTGTCAATGAAATGAAAGATGCCAGAAACGACAGGGTGCTTGAGACCGTGCAAAAGTTCCTCGCATCTTCGATGAACATCGACCCGGGAACGTTCGAGGAGATGATCCCACAGCTCAAAGAAGCAAAGGGAAGAAGCATCGTAAACGATGGGAGCAGGAGCAAGGGTACCGTGATGGGTACGATAAACACTCAGTTCCTTACCATGAGCAGGCTCATAGACCAGATTGACCCGAGCGGTGCTTTGCGTGAATGGGTCTTCGGTCGTGCAGGGGTGGACAAAATCCTCGCTGATGAAATAAGGATGCAGAATGATCGCTATGAAAAGGGCAAGTCGATGATGGAAAGCCTCGGAATCAAGATGGCAGACCTGAATAAGGAATTCCATCGGTTCCCAAGGATTGGAAGGGGTGGGCAGGAAATCATCACCTACGACATGGCAGTAGGGTTGTATGTATACGAAAAACAACCTGATGCGAAAGCAAAACTCCTTTCGCCTGACGGCAACGGTTATACCCAAGAAGAACTTGATTATATCATCGACAACCTCCCGGAAAACTATAAGAAATGGGGCGATTACCTGATAAAGGACATGATGTCACGCCACGGTGCCATCGCCGATGTGTACTACCGTGTGAAGAACAAGCGACTTGGATTCATCGCAAACTACTTCCCATTGGTAAGGGGTGTTGACGAAGCGAAATTCGAGGACATGCTCGAGGAAGAACACTATGAACGCAATCAAAACCCTGCCGACCAATTTACATACAAGAGAACAGGTGGCACCTATCCGCTTGCATTGAATGCAACCAATGTATGGCACAGGCTGGTGCATAAACAGGAACATTACATCTCCGCAGCACAATGGGTGAATGACACTCAGTATATGCTTGGAAAGGGTGGTGGAGATCTTTTCGGTGCGATCGAGATGACAAAGGGACATGAGTATGCAAAGGCGTTCCAAGATTTTGTGAACAGGTTCGCAAACCGCTACCATGTGTACGACACCGCAGATGTGATAAGCAACCATATCCGAAGCAACCTTGTTATCGCACGGCTAGGGTTCAACATAATCACGGCATTCAAGCAGATTCCGTCCCTGTTCTACTTCACCGCAAAGTTCGGGCCTATACGACTTATCGAGGCTCTTGGGCAAGTGCTGTTCCATTACAAGGAAACATCGCAGAAGATATATGAGCTTTCACCTCAATTGAAGAATCGAAAGTTCTCCCATGATTATGAGCTTGTGACCCAGATGCAGGGTAAGAGCAGATATGAAAGGGCGGTACAAAAGATCGGAAAGGTTGGCATGGCTCCGATACAGTTGATGGATAGGCTGGTGGTAAACACGCTGTGGCTTGGTGCATACAATGCGAACATAGCAAGGAACATGAGTCCTGAAGAAGCCGCTTTGGACGCTACACGGTTCATAGGAGATACACAACCCGGTGGTAGTGTGATAGACACAGCCGCTATCTACTCCACCGACAATTCTCTGGTGAAATACCTGCTCATGTTCTCGTCACAGCTCAACAAGAACTTCAACATGATATGGGCAGATATTCCGATGGCACTCAAGCAAAAACACTTCGGTAAGGCAATTTCATATATGCTTGGGCTTGGCATGTCGTTCGCAGGGATCATGTTGGCAAGCGGAACGTTCGCAGGTGACGATGACGATGATGAATCAATCATAAACCAATTCTTTGCACAACTTGCGAACCAGATTCCTGTTGTAGGTAATGCAGTCTCAGCTATCGTATCCGGCGACTATTTTGCCTCTGACGATGCATTGATCATACCGGAAGTGAACAGCCTCATCAGGGCGTATGCCTCTGGAGACCAACAACGGATATTGGACAAGTGGGCGAAACTTGGATTATCTGTCGGGGAAGTGTCAGGCTTGCCCTCTGGCATGGGATTGAAAATGTACAATACCGGATTCAAGGATGATGAGATAAACCTAGGATATCTGCTGAATAGTAAATGGGCTGAATTATTATAGATACAAAAACACTCTAGACTAAGAATTCCCATCTTCTAATGATTTAAACAAGTATTTGCTCTACAAGCGATTTAGTCACATGCCAGAATAGAACAGGTGGAATCGCATTTCCAATCTGTCTGTAGGCATCACCTTCACTCCCGGTAAAAATAAAGTCTTCTGGAAAAGATTGAATACGTGCTGCTTCTCTTGGAGTAAATCTGCGGTAAAGTTCTTGATCGGGGTTAACTAACAAAACAGGATCTCGTGAATTAAGTGAAACTTTTGCTAAATGGCTTGTAATTGTTAAACAAGGTTTATTAAGGTCTTGAGCTACAGCTCGTTTCATATTAGGTTTAGCGTTTCTTACACCTTCAACAGCTTTTTCACTAAAGTAGTATTTTTTATCTTCTGGAATGAGAGAAGTTATCACCTTACTAAGTGTAACATAAGGATTCTGTGGTGTTGAATTCTCTCCATGAGTGTTAAGTGGGAAAGTATATGATTTCTTAATATCATTCCGAACACCAATTATGATTAATCTATGACGTAACTGAGGAATTCCATAATCAGCTGAATTTAGAATTTTGGCATATATTGTGTAACCTATTTCTTCTAATCTCGACTTAATGAGATTAAGATATTTTCCCTTTCTTAAATAATAGAATCCTTTGACATTTTCTCCAATAACAATTTTTGGTTTAACTTGCTCAGTAACTTTTGCTAATTCCCAAAAAAGTTGATTATTCTTATCATCTGGATTCTTATTTGGATTAACAGTACTAAAATTTTGACAAGGAAATCCACCTAAAATTATATCTGCAGAAAAATCTTTAAAGTCTAAATCCAATACATCAGCACAAATTGCTTTATGAGAAAAATTTGCATTATAGGTATTAACAGCTTTTTGATTGATGTCAGAGGCATGGATGATTTCTATTCCTGTATCCTCATAAAAATTGTCAAGATATTTAAATCCTCCAATAAGTCCAAGATCTGATCCCCCACATCCGGAAAATAATGAGATTGCTTTATATTTATTATTGTTCATGAATGAAACTTCCTGCTGTTTGATCAAATTCAACGTGATATTTTAATGGCTCTGCATAAACAATATTTGAATCCCTAAGTTTTACCGGGGATTCCATTTTATAAATTTTTGCTCCATCATTATATAAATATATTCTATAAATATAATAGTTATTAATATGTTGTTCAGCGGCAATCCATTCATTTCTCGTCATATCGAATTGATCCTTGAATACAATTTCAGGTTTGGTTACTCTTTTTGTAGTTTTTACTTCAATAAAGATAGCATGTTCGGGATGATCTCCCTTCGCATGAATTGAAGAGATGTCATAACCAAGTCCCCTTTTTTTTCCAAAGTAGATTACTTTATTTGCAAGTCGAGTATTAAATCTCATTACTCTCTGTTTTTCGAACTCCAAGGCAATCATCTCTCCTTCGTCACCGATTGCCAATGAATCAAGTCCAGAAAAAACCGATCTATTAATTTCGTAATTATCGTCAACAAGAATTGATTCTGAATCGATTAAGTTTTTAGCATTGGTGGCAAGGTTAAGTGATTCTAGCAAAGGTGTTGTATAATATTTATTCCAATCATTATAGAATTTAGTAACATCATTTGGTAGATTAAGATTGTACTGATAGGAATCAAATCCTAACTTGTTATTGTAATTTATAATAATATTATCAATTAATGTTTTTTCTGATTGATTTAGATATACAAATTTCTCATTTTTACCGACCGATTTTATTCTTATTAAATTCGCAAGTTCAATCAGTTCCAAGAATTCTGTTATATGTTGCATGTCATAAGAATTTTTTTTCCCTGGGGTTTGTACTTTTTTGAAAATGTTCTTTTTTCTATCGAGTAATATTCTTTCTACAACTATATCAAAAGGGACGAGTCCTTGAAGGACTTCCAGACTATTGAGGATGTAGTAAGCAATCTCCCTTTTTGTTAGAATAATCGTTTTTTTGCAGGCATAGTCTAAAGCAGCAAGAATGAATGGAGTTGGACGGAAATTAATATTATGATTAATTCGATCTTTAACTGTCTGAATTTTATCCATACCATTTGGAAATTGTAATTTTATTACTAAATTCTTGAAGAAAGCTGGATTATCTTCTGAAGATAGTAGGAAATTTGTCATTTTTGAGCTATATACAATACCATCTTCTAAATACCAAAGGCCAAATAGTTTACCAGCAATTTCCGTACGGTGATTATCTAAAGTTTTTTTCTTAAAATTATGAATAACTCTTGAGAGTTGGTCATTAAACTCTTTGCCAAAAGTATTTTTTTCAATAGGACATAATCTTTCAATTATTCTACAATAAGCAGGTAGTAAGTTATCGAGTTCAGTTTTTGCCTTTCCTCTGATTATTGTGCATCTGTATTGAAGGTCTGGATTATACATTTAAATACTCCAATAATTTTTTAGCTATCACATTTGCTAATATTGGAGGCACTGCATTACCCACCTGTTTATACTGGCTTCCCCTTTTTCCGAAGAAGATAAAATTGTCAGGGAATGATTGAATTCGTGCACATTCTCTAACCGTAGGCACTCGGTTAGCCTTGTAATGAAAATGGTGATTATGTCCTGCATCGATAGTAAATGAAGGTTTTTTACTATTCATTCGTGTCCATGCAATATTCACTTTTCTTGTATTCCATAATTCCTTTGGTAAGTTTTTATAATTCCCTCCATCAGGGACCATGCTTATTATCTCGATTGTTCTTTTAGTATGTTTGACCGCTTGGTGATTGTAAAGGTATTTACAATGCATTCTCATATTTTTCTGATACTCATTTAAAGGTTCTGATGGATATGACATTGTTTCTGCACCTAGTTCATCTTTAAGTATTGGAAGATCTCCAAGTGCCTGTTCACAAGTGATAGGGCAGTTATTGGTAGTAGGGGTAGGAAATTTAAAAGAATTACCTTGTAATCCAACAAAAAATGTTCTTTTTCTCTTCTGTGGTACCCCATAATCAGAAGCATAAACTGTATTGACAGACATTATATAACCAAGGTTAGAAAAATCTTGAATAATCGCTTTCGCAATTTTACCATTAAATAGTGATATTATTGTTGGAACATTTTCCAATACTATTGCCTTTGGTTTAAAATGTTCTATTACTTTAAGGTATGCTTTGTATAATATATTTCTTGGATCATCAGGAATCCTTTTCCCCGCTATTGAAAGACCTTGGCAAGGAGGTCCTCCAATGATGATATCTATTTTTTCTTCTAATAATTTTTTTATTTTTAAATTTTGGGATTCGATTAGATTATTTGAAAGATCGAATTTTATAGCAGAAGCATTTGGATGATTATATTTAAAAGTTAAAAGGGCTTCTTCGTCATTATCAATTCCTGCAACTATTTCATAGTTCGAATTAGAAAAACCAAGAGAAAGGCCACCTGCACCACAAAATAAGTCTAAGCATTTATACTTCATAATATTCCCAAATTATATATTTTACGCAAAATTCATTTTAATAAATCTTGATAACGAAGACTACACTTTTGAGCTTATAGAATCAATCCCGACCATTTTTAATAAATATGTTTGAGGAGGTAGTAGAATAGCCAATTTTTAATCAAACTGAAGTCATTGTTAAAACTTATTGTTATGCTAAACATAAGTTTATTATAGCATTTAGAATAGTCATAAATTTGTATCTTAAAATATAAAGACTTACATTGTGTAATCATGTTAAAGGTATAATATATAAGAAAAGGAGTCATGATATGTCAATAGGAGAACTTTACAAAACGGGGCAGACTTCCCCAGCACATGCTGTTTATGCATGGGATCATTACACAGACGGCACTCGATATCCACTACCTACTAATGAAGAACGTGACATCACATTAGAGAATGGTGAAACTTTTCCACCAATAAATTCTTGTGATAAAGGAGCGTGGTGGAGAATGACAAGATACGTATGATTAATATACAGCCTAATTCAACTAAATAAGTAATTTAATAATTGATTCATAATACATGTTTTTCATCTGATCATAAAACTCCCACGCCTCTATATGTTTCACAAGCTTGCTCAAATTTGATGTAAGAGCTTTGATTGCTCCTTGAACGTCTGAAGGTACAGCTTCCAATGTAGGACGGGTAGGTGCTGGCACTGAAAATTCTGGTACCTCGATGGCATTATTTTGAGGAGGACTTGTCTGGCACCCTGTTAAAGCCAGCAATAATATCATTGGCAATATCAATGACTTCTTCAATGCTCTCAGCTTGTTCAATAGTATCCTCCTCTTTTTTCTGTTCATCGGAAATTTCCTGTAATTTCTCGTTGGTTTCTTTGGATACGGTCTCGTTAGCCTTGTACACCTCTTTCTGTTTCTCAAGGACGACAATCTTGCTTTCCTGTTTCTCGAGTTTCTCCCCAAGCTTCTTGTTCTTGTGTTTCTCAATACCAAACAGACCAAGGAGAATCGCTATGATTGCACCGACGATTGCGATAATACTATTCATCGTAGTTATATCCTTCCAAGGTTACGCCTTTCTTCTTGATGTACCACCTGACGATAGCCTTCACAACCTTCATGTTCACAAAGAACTGTGCGGTGTAGAATCCGAAGAAGTACAATGGGATTGCCCAAAGGCTACCCGGAAGAGAGAACCCGAAGTAACAACATACGGCGACAATCAAGGACACGGCGATTGCGATAATGTGAATCTCCCCATGCTTGGCCGTATCCTTACGAATGATTTTCTTATAGACTTCCATGAATGCAGATACCGCAACGATGCACAGCACCACGATTGTAATGATAAGTTTATAATCCATATTAGACTCCAAATGCTTTGATTTGCTCGAAGTTGCTGTCTGTGATCGTACAGTCATCAACAGCTACCCACATGCCAGCGGAAGTGACGAATAGTTGATTCTTCGCACATACCGTACCGTCGGTTCCTCCTGACATCTCAGTCCCTGTAAATCCATCACCAGCACCAGTGAGTGTTGAAGATACGGCAAGGCCGATATCACCGTTGACCTTGTTCGTCACAGTCGCAACGCCTTCTGTGAACGTGCTGATGTCCACGAGCTGAGAATGAGTGGTGATTGCCGTTACAAGGTTTGCTTGTGAGCCTTCAGCATTCCCACCGATCTCAACATCGAAGTCCCCTACAGGGGTTGCGGTGAAGGTGTAAGTCTCAGTACCAATGACAATGACCTCGCCCTCAAGAGGTACGTTCAACAGCGTAAGCGGTACGGTGTCCTTTGACGCAAGCACAGGAGCTTCATCCCTGAACAGCCCTGAGACTGCATTGGCGATTGCCTGTGTATACAGTGGCGTGATTGATTCTGAGGCAATGGTCTTAGCCATATCGAGCAATGTCCCAAGAGATACCTCGTACTTCACAAACTTGTCTGCATCGATGTGCTTGAGCTTGATAAGGTCAGCCACGTTAGGGGTGATACCCTTTTCAATTTCTGTCTTTCTGATATCAAACATTTTTTTCTCCTTTCACTTGAATCATACAAGCTATATTCTAAAATCATTTGTAATTAGTAATTAAATAAGATTAGCTGTCTCCATGCACCCCATGTAGTTTGGCTTGTGCCTCGTCTTACAAATATCCCAGTATCATTAAATGCAATTTCATGTGCATTGCCACCTGATGGATCTTTCCAGCCATACAGTCCTACGAGATAACTATATGACCCTGCTGAACCTAGCCCTAAAACTGTATTATATTTAAGGCCAACCCAAGTGAACTTAAAAGTATAATCTGCTGGGGTTGTAACAACGCTTCGACTATCACCAGAATTTATACTTCCATGAGTATGAGTAGATATTGCAGTATTTAAATCAGCATTGAGACTCGTGATCATGCTGTTAATTGCATCGATTTTAGCTTGTATCGTCGAATATTTCACAAACTGCATCGGAGTGACCGCAACGTTAGCATCGGTACCGGGTTGGACGACAATCCGCTCACTGCCGTCGAGCGTAGTCCTTTCGGTCATACCTGCTTCGCCTATTTTCTTTATCTGGGTCTGTTCGTCTATAATACTCATCACACCACCTTCCTAGATCAATATCCTGACCACAGCACCTATGACCGCAACACACACTGTGATGACAAGCCATTTGATGGTACTGTAAACGCCAGCCTTCCATTTCTTATCAACAGCTTCATTTACAATTTCTGGGATGTTTTTCTTCAACTCTTCGACGTCTTTCTTGATGTCATCCAATTTCTTTTCCATTCTCAGCATCCCCTCGGTCATATGCCTAAACATCATTTCTGATCTCTGATCGAGCTTTTCTATCTCTTTGGCATTCCTGATGCCTGTCGGACAATCATTGTTCATGCGCCACCCCCCGTCAGAAGATTTGGAATATCAGCGAGTTATCCGTAATCTGCGCCGGGTTTTCGCCGTCTTTGTCTATGAGGAAATTGTATGAAGAGAACATTACCGTCTTCTCGATATTCGTTTGGGTATCCGAATCGGTAAGCACCACAGTGTACAGCACCCCTTTTTGCGGAACCGCGGTCTGAAAGCCACCATCCATCGTTGCACAAACCACTGTGTCGTTCATTGAGAACCGTAAGACAGTAAAACTGAACAGTGTATCGTTTGTCTGAAAATCCTTGATATCCAATAACATAGCAATCTCCTTATAAAATCGTCCCAACCCTTCCGCTATTAAGAATGGCCGCAGTAAGTTTTGTGCCACTGGTATCATACCCAGAGCTGTTGTAGTCGTTGAAATACCTGAGATAAGACCCTACGGTGTTAGGATGATTAGCCCAGTGCAATCTAAAGGTAATCTCTGCATTTCCTTCGTAGTACAGTCGATACCACCCTTCTCCGTAATTACCCAAAAATCCCTGACTTTCTGAGTTCCATCCAAAATGCCTGCTTACCTGTACAGTCCACGAACCGCTGACAAGCTTCTGTAACTGAAAGTCACCACCACCAAATAATCCGTTGAACCATCTGTACCAAAGTTGATTGGTCTTGTTGCGACAATATATCCCCGACGTGCTTGGCCAGTACTTCCACCCGCCCGTACTACCACCACCATGTACCATTTGTGCGTACAGTGGATAGTTGATATTATTTAGTTCGCTTGCTGTAATCAGTTGCCCTTGTGCGAATGCCATCAGTTTGCCACAGCCCCCCATACTTTATAACTAGAGTAGTTTGATGAGGAATTTACATTGCCAGTCAGGTTCCCGTTTAATGCACCATAAATATTTTGTGCATATACTGCAAAGAATGGAGAACCACTCGCACCTATTGCTACGTTAGCGTTTGCCCGAGAAAGGGATTCGACAATCATCCCTGCCGGTTGTGTTACCTTTACCACAGATGCAGAAAGTGCATGGTATACACCTTCTGACGATCCATTGCCTCCAAATGCATACACGGTTCGTACACCACCTGCAGACGTAAAAGTGATCGAGCTTCCATTATTTGTCACGCTTGCAATTGATGAAAGAGGACTGTTGCTAGCCCCCACTGGATAATACGATGACACGGAAGAAGAACCTGATGAAACAGGCAACGTCTGTCCAGTGGGAAATGAGGATGCAAAAGTGGCTATGAGGTCTGAACCTGATATGTATGATGCATAACTTGAGGATGCCCAACTATTCAGGGTAATAGGGTTGGTATCATGATCCATGTATCCAACTAGATATGGAATCGTAGAAAATGACCCATCGGAGTTAACAAACACAAACCCGGCAGAATAGCTGTACGTTGATTCGAATATCATCGTGATGCTTGCAGTATTATCCCAATAGTCCTCATCTTCATCTGTATAATCGAGAAAATATAACGTTTTTTTTGTGCCTTCAGGTGCTGAATCTGGCAATGATCCTTGGTTTCTTGGCGAGCTGGTAGCGATTCTACCACTATCTATCTGCATCCAAAATGTTTCACCACCGACATCATACGCCTCGTATTTTTCCCAGTCATAGTAATATGTGGTTGAGTATGTGACTCTTTTCTTTACACCGAGTTGATAATAGTCAGCACTGTTATAGTCAAATTCAAAGTAAGCCGTACCACTTCCATTCCATCCGGCGACTTGGCTTCCATTGCGTTTTAGGTATGCACTTCCAGCATAAGAGCCAGTCACCGTTATCTTGACCTTACCGGCACCTAGCCTTGTCCCCAAGGCCCCGGACAGCCATGTCTCGTAATTTGGATATGTAGTGCTGTTACTGTTTATGTTTGCCGAAAGAGACCCGAATTGCAGTTTCCCCGAAGCTTCCCTGTAACAGGCTTTTGATATGGTCTTTCCTGCATATGAACCCGAGGCATTCGCAGGTGTAGTGGAAATCGCCACACCGCTACCTGATTTCAAAGCAGATATGCTGTATAGCGAACCTGAAGGAGAAGATGCAACCGTAGCACCAGTATATCCTAATTGTGTTTTCAGTACCGTGGTGCCGTCGCTGTTTTTAACATCAAGATCGCCACGCCACGTTCCACCGGTAGGATTGAGCGTTAATTTTTTATTCTGTCCATCTATGCTGAAAAGCACATTATTCGACGAGTCCATGATCTTGATGATTGCATATTGTCCGTTATATCCGTCTGGAGATACCTCAAACTTGAGTCCACCACTGTTTATGTAAATCCTGTTTGCCCTGATGTTGTCAGCGAAAAAATCCCATGCTGCAAGGCTCTGGAATATCTGTGTTACTCCGAGTGCTTCCGCCCAGTCCCCGAATTCCCCCCAATCTCGATTGGCCAGCACTTCCATGAAGCGTTCTTTATTGAACGTATCTGTGCTTGTGGGTTGGAGCAATGAAATTTCTGTTATTGCCGAACCACTCTTTTTGAATTTACCAATCAAATACCTTACCGTAACAGTCGAGCCACCAGTATAAGGTTCATAAGTTATCTGGTTTTGGTTGAGTATCATCCTCACAAAAACCACATCGTCTCCGACCAAAGCCACATACCCTTGGCCTTCGTAGGTTCCAAGGTCTTGGTAGTAGTAGGGTATATCCAATTCTGTTCTTTCTGCATAAAGAACCCCTGAGCTTACGATTAACAAACTACCGTTAGATGTGATCTCCGGTGATATGCTACCGGTAGGAGGCCCCGAAAGCCTGACATATGCCCATGCCGAATATGTGTCCGTTCCCGGATCATATGTTCTTGATCGCATCCAAATATAGTCGTCCCTACCGGTTGGGTAGATATGGTCGCTAGTCCAATCATGATCAGCGATCCAATAATCTTGCCCCAATGCCCATCCGGGTTCACCGATTACGACAGTTTGCGGAGGCGTGTCTATCGTTCCCAAAGCATATTGGACTTCAAGACCAGTCGCATATCCTGCAGGCCCTTGAGTCCCTGTAGCCCCGGTGAGGCACATCTCGTTTCCCCAATCCTCTTCGCCTACATCTTCAAGTGCTAGGGCTATTGCTTCACGTCTCCAGATAAACTTCCCCGGTTCGCTAGACGGCATGGTTGCACTCCATCCAGTAGTCGGGACAATGCTGTCGCTCGTGGTCTTTGCGTACTGGTAGAATGTGGTCAAACCGTCAGTGATATTGGTTATCGTTATCGAACCAGAAGCTATCATCGCAATCTCCTTAGCTTATAGAGCAAAAGAACGTTCCCTTTACGTTGATCTCGTCATGTGACACTGTAATTTGCTTGCCAGTTTTTGTTCCTGTCCCACCGAATCCAGCAACCGCATTGCCGTCTTTGTCGGTCATTGTCCATGTGTAGGTAAGCGTGGTTCCAGCGGCATCGACTTCAACACCGTCCTGATAGACTAGAGCCTTGAGCGTCGTGCTTCCGCTGTTGTTTTTAAAGAATTGCCCTGCAGATGACTGGATAACCACCTGATAGGGGTCGCTTACATCTAGGATGGTTACTCCCTCTGTGGTGAACACATCTTGGTAAGTGTCTGATGTCGCATCCGTGTCGGTGAGCTTGCATCTGAACATCGCAAAGCTGTCGACCATCGAAGGTGTAACGGTAAGGGTGTTGGTGGTTGCCCCTGATACTACAGTCCATGTGCTACCGTTGGTTGACTTCTCCCATACATAGGTGATGTCAGAGGCATCGGCAGTCGTTCCACGGATAAGCTCTGCCTTGATGCTGAGCGTTGCAGGGCTACCGTTTTTGAATTGGTCACCACCCGGTGCATATGCCCTAGCAACCACGAACGAAGTGCCGTTCGCTACTCTATTGAATGTCGCAACCATCTCATAGTCGAGGTCGAGTGCCAATACAGGGTCTGTGTACACCGCAACGAACTTGTACTCAATCTGCCAAATGCTTCCTGTCATCTTGTTTTGACTTACTGACAACACTTTCGTAGCGGAAACCACGGTTTCTCCGTTAGACCCGGACACAACGTCAGTCCATGCACCTCCGGGGATTCTCCTTTGCCATTTGCCCGATTTGAGTGTTGCTATGAGGTCTGTGGCACTACCTGCCTTTGTAATCCTAGGGGTAAGTGTAAGAGGGGTTGTAGCCCATGAAGGATTGTATGACTGTGTGGTGGTGTCATACAGGGTAGTCCTTGGATGGTTGGTGTCGATACTCCCAAGCAAGGTGACCCCATCCGTATAATCCATGATCGTGTAGCTTGCTGATGCCATTGCCATAATTTCTTCTCCTTATATATCTACATGACAAGCGAAGACAGAACGCCCGATTATGTCTGCAGGAGTAAGCTGGATACTCTTGTGTCCGATTGCTTTGCTTGATGTGTTCCATGATTCGTCAGCGACAGGGTCGCTGCTTGTTCGTTCCCAAGTGAATTTCGATGCATCTATCTGACTGGTGATATCATCATTGCCCTGCCATACCGTAGCGGTCATGGTGGTGAAGCCCTGATTGCTCCTGAACACGTTTCCGTTCGATGAAAATATCTGCACCGATATGGCATCCTCTCCGGGAGGCCCGGGAATTTCCTTTGAAAGTGTCAGGATGCCTGTTTTGGTAATGTACATTGTTTCCGAGTAGCTATAGTGGAAGTTGCATGAAAACGTTGCATAACCATACACCAAATCATCAACAGTGATTGATATCGTCTTCCCTACGAGTAATGGATTGCTATTCCATATGGAATCGGCATCTCTGTCCTCACTCAACCGTGACCAAGTGAAGCAGTTGTCTTCGTATTCGGAGGTGACATCTTCCCCGTCTCGCTTAACCGTCACAGACAACACCGAAGGTGTGCCGTCCAAAGGCAATGGGTCTACCGATGCCCTTAAAAGCACCTCGAGCCTTACCCTGTAGTCCATTCCACCGAGCATCCCTGTCTCACGCCTGAATATCTGCTCATCAATGAGTACCGCTTTTTGGTAATAGGTTTCGTATAATGTAGACAGATCGGGTTTCCCTGAAAGGTCTGTATCCTCGCCCATATTCAATGGGTCGAGTATGAAGTTCATCAGGGATGCGAGATTGTTGTATGCATCGATATACTCCAAGTACTGTGTCTGACCCTCGAGACCGTACTCCTCAGCTTTGTTCAGCGAGTTCATCCTCAGTGCGTTCAACGATTCCCATTGACTTTTGAGGATAGTTTTTTCTTGCGGTGTGACGATGCTATCCGAATCCATGCGGTCAATCCGCTCGATCAATCCGCTGTAATCGACGCTCATCAACTGCAACCCTGCACGTTGTGCGGTGTACGAAGGGGTTTTCCGCTCCTTCAGTTTGAGCAGTTTGATGTTGTCAGCATATATCGTTCTGCCTATCCTGTCGTCGGCATATGTCGGCATCGCACCCTCCGTGAATTCATGATAGCTGTAATCGCATAATGGTGCATGAATATGGGAAACGAGAATGGAAATACTGTTTGGGTACACTGTACCCAGACTAGATGATGAACAGCTTCATTGTCTGTAAAGAAAGTAATACTAGTTTTCCACAACTGCTTGACGGTTGATTAGAAAAATCACAATATAGCAAAACCAAGACGCTGACAGGTGGCTATTCAAAAACCCTATAATTCGTTATAGGGTTTAATTTTGCCCTTTTACTGTCTCCAAAAACCGTCTCCAAATTACTCTTTACATGTGGATTTTTATCATTATAATGATGATTATGAAAGGCGATTACAGACTACGGCAAAGGAAGGGAAGGAAGGTCGAGGTGCTGTTCCTCGGTCGTGACAACTGGATCAGCTCGGGGTGCGACAACAAAAAGGATGCCTCGATATGGGCGGAAGCCAATAAAGCCCTGTATGTGCATGTGGACGGCAAAGACCCGTATGTGAAGGATTACGCTTGGAACTTCTGGACACGACGTGACGGAAGCAGTATCTATGTGTCGAACAAGCTGAGGAACAAGCATTACGGAGACCAGTATTATGAGCTGTGCCACGGTCGGACTACCAACTACATCATTCCTGCGTTCGGACGATATCGACTGAGCCAGATCACTCCGCTGATGGTCGACCGATGGTTCTTGTCGCTCGAAAGTGTGTATAAGGGCAAACCACTATCTGACAATACAAAAAATAAAGTGCTTAAAACGCTCTCCCTGATGTACGACGAAGCTATCAGGAACGAACTGGTCTACGACAATCCATGCAAGCACATTAGGTGCATCACCGAGTCGCACGAAGAGCGTCCCGTGCTGACAGATGAAGAGATGGAGTTGTTGTTCCCTGAAGAAGAGGGCAGGGCAGTCTGGGTCTGGCAGGGCTTGATGTGGGCATGCTACTTCAACGTCATGCGTTGTACCGGGTTTCGTCCGGGTGAGGTAGCTGGTCTGAAGGTGGAGAATTACCACAAGGAACTCGGAGGAGTGTTCACCACGGCTTCTGTAGACTCGACTACAAAAGAACTGAAACAAAGCATCAAGACAACGAACAAGGGGAAAAAATATAAGGTGGGATTACTCGACAGCCTCACGCAATCGCTGTTGGACAAGCACATTGCGTCTTTGCCTCAAGGTGAGGACATGCTGTTCAGGGTCAATGGTGGGGTCATCGTGACATCCACATCGAACAAGCACTTTGTAGGCTGTCTGAAAAGGATGGGTATCGAGGTCGGCAAGAAGTCCCAATATTCTATCAGGCACACGTTCATGACCTCGTTGATTGGTGAGATAGATTCAAATGTAGTGAAAGAACTGATGGGTCATACAGGATATCGTGAGGAGTATGACCACCGGAAGGGTGAGAAGCGTTTGAAACAATTGCAGTCAATCAGGAAGGTTATCGAGGACATCATCTGAACCCTCGAACAGATAATCCACGGTGGTGTATCCGTCCTTCAGGGTGCATCCGTCCTTTATCCTGTTTATAATGGTCTTCTTCGTCACCTTGTAGGCCAATGCGGCATCGCTGATCGACTCGAATACGTATGATTCGTCACGCTCAAACGCTATCACTTTAACGGGTTTATGCAAGCCTTTTTCCTCAAACAAATTGAAGTAAACATCGCTTGCAGAATACTATACATTTGTTAACTTGTAAAGTTTCTAGGTGTAACGACAAAAAAACAGCCCCCCAGAGGGGGCTTATTACTTAAAAATCCCAATATCGATCGTTCCAGTTTTCGATGGCCTCTTCCATAGTGGCTCCGTATGCCACCTGTTGGTGGGTGACATCCCCATTGTTAGGCAAACATTTTTCAGCGATAACCTCATATCCACGCTGGCTCTTTATATCACTCACTCTCGGATAATCTCCCCAGTAACTTGGAAGGCATCCTTTGCTATCGACAACACCCAAGTTGACCACCTCGACATTTCCATGAGCATTAATCTTGAACATCATCAGGTGTCGCTGTCCATTCACTTCTTCATAGAACTTCTTATTGTTAAGCTTTATCCGAATGTCTATATCCATGACGTTCTCCTTTTAATATTTCTTTCCATGCAATTTCGGACGGTTCGCATTGAACCTCATCTTGGCCTTGATGTGTGCCTCGAGGTTTATCCCCAACAAACCGCACATGTCGGCTATCCTGATGACCGTGTCGGCAAGCTCGTCCTCGAACGTGGACTTGCATGACACCTCGAATTGTTCCTTCGTCATCGCATAGTCGTCGCCGTCTGCATATCTCAATAATGACGCAACCATACCGGCAGGTAAAAACTTCCCGGTTCTATGAGCCTCGAGTGCTTCGCTCAGTTCGCTATGCACCAATGCTATCATCGTGCCGACTTCCATTCGTTTGTCATGGAAGCCTTTCTCAACTGCATTGTCGTGTGCAGTCTTCACCATCTGGCTTATGGTCATTCAGTCTCCTTTACATCGGTTTCCAATACGATCTTGAATCTTAACGATGCACCACGGCTCATGTTGTCCACGAACTCCTTTGCATCGAACCATGAGGGGAACTTATTTCTGTACAGAATCCAGTGACCGTTTCCGATGTTTTTAAACACTCTGTACATCACATTGTTCCCTTAATTTGTCTGTTCCAGTGCTAGGTCAAACGAATAGCCCTGCATCTCCATGCCGTACTCCAAGGCATCCTTGATGTCCTCGGTCTTCTCGACTCCGGTCAACGTCTTTGCAGTTGCATAATCCTTTGCCGTGTCAAAGTACTTGCCCTTCTTGAAGATCACGATATCCATAGACACTCCTCACGCATTAAGTTTCAAGTCTTGTTCTAGTTTGTAGGTTGCGTACTGCACTTTGCGACCGAACCTATTTTTACCAACCTTCATGACGGTCTTTATCGGATATCCCATTTCCCTGAGATCATAAATCCTTGCTCCCAGTCGAAGGCATCCAAACTCGGTCATCGCCACCTGCGGTGATATTTCCCTTCCGGAAAGCAGGCGGTTCAAAATCGCTTTGTTTTGAGTGTTGATGTCAAACATTCGATACCCCCTTATTCGGCAATCTTCTGCCTTGCTATCGCTGAGGCCTTCCCGGCCTTCTTTGCAGCTTCCCTTCGTCGTTTCTTGGCCTCGAGCATCTCGACGGCTTCATGCTCCACACGTTCGCTCGATACGATGTTGCCCATCTTTGACACAAGGCCGGTTGCGACCATCATGTCCACCACACGCCTGACAGTTCCTCTCGACGTGTGAAGTTCGATCGACGCACGTTTGTAGAACCCTTCTCCAAGCTCGAATTCACGGTTGAAGGAGAAATACAGGCGTTCTAAGACATACCAGTACACCCCGTATCCCGTCGCACCGAACCGTGCGATTAATTTCTTCACCCCTTCGCTGTCACGTTCGTTGTGGTAGTGACGAAAATAACTGATATCAACCATTACTTTTCTCCAGTTCAAGTTTTTTGATAATAGATTTGTATTGCTCTGCAAGTCGTTCATAATCCTTGTCCTTCCTCTTCATTAGGACAACCTTCCTGTCTTCCTCGTCCAGACGCTCGAAAGCCTCTTGAGACCCCTTTGCTGACATCGCCATATCCTCGACCCTCTGCAATCGCTCGGGGCCTATCTTCGCAAGCAACCTGTTGCGGTAGGCAATCTTGTTACCCTCGAGCGTACCGTTGCAGTACTTGCATTGGGGCCACACGTTGTCAGGCTCCAGTTCGGTGGCACGGCACTTCCTGCTTTCGTAATGGCCACCGTCCATCTTGGTATAATGCATCACCTTTCCGCACGAGATGCACTTTGCGTACCCTCTGGCATCAGCACATTGCAATCTTCGTAGTTTCTGAAACAACACCATGGCTTTCTGTCTTGGACTCGGCAAAACTCTTCCCCCTTAAAATGGAATATCGTCCTCGAATATCTCGGGGCCGGAAGTGAAGTCGTAGTTCTGTGGCTTCGGCCCATGCCTCTGCTCTCGCCTAGGCTCTGCAACATAGTCGTTCTGCGGTTGCCCCGGGGTAGGCTCGACGGTGCTTACTGTTATCACCGGCTTGCGAACCTTTCCGTTACGCCCCTCGAATTCATCGATGTCCAACGCCCCCGATATGATCACATGCGTTCCCTTGCCGACCACCTTTGATTTTCCTTCGCCGTACTTTCCCCAGACCTCGCAGTCGTAAAAGCTCGTCTTGGTGGCGTTGCCCTTCCATCTGTTGCAAGCGACGGAAAATTTCAGTACAGGCACACCGCTTGACGTGTACCGCAACTCAGCATCCATCGTGACCCTTCCCGTAACGGTGATTTGTGCCAAATCCGACATATTACATCCCCCTCTCTTGCTTTGCATTTTCAAAGAACCTTTGTGTTGCTTCCGATACAGTCCTGAACAACATTTCGGCAGTTTCCCTGTATCCTTCGACGCCCATGTCCCTGAGCATGTTCAATGCAACATCCATGCCTGTAGCCATTGCTATCAAACCTTCTTCGATGAGTCTGATACCTTGTGATTCACGGCTAATCTCTTTCAGATAAAAAGCCGCCGAGGCAGGTAACACATGCAATGCTTGCAAAAAGTCCGCTTGTGACCATTTGTCGGCGTGGAACTCCCAGTGGTCGTCTTTAAGGATTGCACCTATGGGAAGTTTCATTTTCCCGATTTTGTCCATGAGATTCGATTGTGAAGGTTCTTTTTCAAACTTATCTTCTGATCCGTCCACCACATGCACCATATTGCTCGGGATAACCCCGAAATCCTTGTCTAATCTAGCCATTATTCATCTCTCCATTCGTAGCCGAACTGGTCGGCAAGTAATCGCAGTGCATCCATCAGCGACGTAGCTTGGCTCGGTGTTGCCTCTGCAGTGGAAATCCCCCTCGGCCTTCCTTCCCTGTCGTACTGCAACCGTCCTTCTTCGTCCGTCAACTGCGGATATCCCAGATACTCGACGGCGATACTTTTCGCCATCTCCTTGATTGTGTTCACCGTGTTCTCGGTTCCGTCCCCGGCTTCCTTCGCAAGCTCACGGCACATGGCGTGGAACTTGTCGTTCATGCCCCTTGTGCGAACATCTTGGACGTTTTCGACGGTGACCCTCACCAGATGGTTCTGGCCACCAGCACGGTTGATAAGTTCCTTTAGCTCACCCTCAAAGCCGACAGGGACTGTCACATCCCTGCCGTCAATCAGATACGAGAGTTTCATGACGCTATCGCCACTCCCTTCTTTATCTTGAGATACTGCAACGATGCCTTATATGCTTCATAAGTAATCTCCTTGATGCTGAACGCACCGA